TCCTTCTTGGGCTAAAACCCCTGTAATATCATCAGGTTGGGAACGACCCGAAGATAGAACGGAAGTTATAATAGCCGAACGAGTAGCGCTCGTATCCTTTAACTAAAAGGTTATCGGTTACGAAGTCGACTTGCATATCGCTTTCAAACTTAACCCGCTCCATGTACGACAAACCATCAATGTTTGTCAGGAGGAACCAAGCACGAGCCGATGTCAGGAAGTCATTGACCAGATATCCTTCTGGCAGACCGCCAGCAGTGGACATGATCGCGTTGACATCGTTATCGGCAGTGCCCGGACGCAGTTCAGTCTTTGTCAGACGAATGGCAACCGGTTCAAGCTGCGGCGGGACAACGAGCTTGCGACCGCGCGCAAACACCTTGAGGCCAGCCTGATCCTTGAAGTTGGTACGAATCGAAATCATAGCGTTGAGTAGTGTTGACTCATTGAGATCAACATCTGTCGCCGGACGATTTGAGACCGTGCCACCATCGATAGGATGGTCAGTCGCGCAAAGAGCCTTACCGTCACCACCGATGGACGAGTTGTACGTCGTCGCAGTGTTGAGGATATTGGCACCGTAGATTTCCTTGGTCTGGCCGAAAGATTCGATCAGGCCGAGGTTCGACGGAGCGAACTGAGTCTTGTAGAGGTTGTCATCAATCGCCTTGCGGGTGATTGCGTAACCCAGAGCAATTTCAGTGTGCTCTTGGTTATAGATGAAGCGTTCGCCAGCACTGTTGTCGAAAGCGGTCTGACCGCCTTCAGTCTTCAGTTGGGCAAGACCCAAGAAACGCATCTCGGCTGTGCGCTCAAGCGCCATTTTCGAGTCATGCTTCGTGAAAATCTTGTCATACTGTGCCGGAATTTGCTCGTACTTGCCTTCAACCCCACGGAGGCCGGGGAGGAGAAGGTCCTTAATGGCAGAAAGGTTAACAGCCATAGTTCAAGACTCCTCTTAGCCCACCGAAAGAAGTTGTTTGGTGGAGACGTTGTTAAACGCGACCACGACGTAGTTGTAAGCGCCAGCTTCCGTACCGGGGGCACCGGGAGGTTGCGTGACAAGGCTGACAATACGGAAGGGAAGCGTGTTGGTTGTGGTCGGGGTGACAGAGATGTCAACGTAAGCACCAGAGATGCCGTTGGCGGTGTTACCCGTGCCATAAGCAAACTGCACGTTGGCATTCACATCACCGGCAACCGCGCCGACTGAAGAAGAACCACCGATCTGAGCCACAAACTTGGCATTCGGGTCATTGATGATGTAGCCCTCGACAACATTGCCGGAAGCGACATCAGAACCGGGCCAATAGTTCGACCAAACAGTGCGCTTCTGCGACACCGAGAGGTACTTGCATCCCTGAAAGATGCCAGCGATCTGAACCGTGGGAGCGCCCGCAATGTCACCCTTAGCAACCGTGCCAGAGGTGGTCGGGACAACGGGGTCACCAAAGAAGAGAGCCGTAGCATCATACGCAATGGCAACAGCCACCTGTTCGTAGGTAGGGGACGAGCCCGTACCAGCATACTGACGAAATCCATATGGGGCGTTTGTGTTCGCCATGATGGAAACTCCTTTTCAGGAAGTTCATCATCGCACACCGGGGCGACTTAGAACCGGAAAAGATTGATCGTCCACGCCGGGGGACGATTAAAAGCCCCAGAAGGACTCTATTTTAGGAAAGTAAACCATTTCTAGATAAATGTAAAGCTCCGCCCTCCGTCTACCCTCCCTCCCTTGCTTGGGAAGGACCCTTACGGGGGTCACGGTCGGGGGAGGGCTCTTGTTTCCCGTATAGCACCGATGCCTTGGTGATATTCTCACCTGTCGTTGGGCCAGAACGCTCCCTAGTACCTTTAGGGCACTACTCTAGGGGGTATGTAGATCGGTGTTGCTCCTTAGCCTACCCGGCGTCAGGACGGTCGGAGGGCAAAAACCCGCAGGAAACTTATCTGGTGATGTAGACCACCAGCAGTCGCGGGCAACGGATAACGGACCATCCCCGAAGGCTCACCGCCGAACCAACAAAAACTCACTCAATCGGCATTGCCGGGTGAGGTTATTTGTTCTCCGACGTTCTGGTGAGATTGACTGCTGGGGGATGAGATATATAATCGTCCCTAAGCTGCTCCTCTCCGTTTGCGGCGGAAGGTTCAGTGAGCCCGGCAGAGCGACAAACTCTGCCGGGTTCATTTTTTTATAATACACACTTCCCCATAAAAGAAAAGGGCCGCACATGGCGACCCCCTCCTCGTGACAAGATGACAGACATCAGTCTGTTGGGACTTCAATTGGGGAAAACCCCTTCTTGATGTTCGGGCGAACACGCGGATCGTCACGGGTCAACGTACCATCCGGGGTGGCATTCAATTGTGCTTCTTTGGCACGGACCTGATCGCGCGCACGGCGCTTTTCAATGTCACGGGCTTCTTCAGAGATCACAGTCGGGCGCATCATCAGGGTCATACCCTTACGCTCAATTGCTGGGTGGCTACCCTGTCCCGGCATCATTTCTGGGTGACGGCGAGTGGGAACTGGTTCCCAACCCATCCGTGCCAAATGTACTTGGTAAGCAGGGTCTTCCTGCCCAAGGACGGTCTTCCTCTTCCACTCATACGTCCAGCCATCCGGCGGGCGTGGGGCGGCAAACTCATCCGTGCCGTCGTCCATGCTACCCAGAAGGTGACCACGAATCTCAGCAGCGCGCTTGGCGGCTGTCAGACGCGGGTCTTCATCCCGGATAGACGGACGCATGGGCGGACGTTCAAAGGCGACCGAGTCCTCAATGACAACTTCTGTCATGACAACATTGTCAAAATCACCGGCTGCTTCCATCTTTGGTTCAGCCTTTTTGACAATTGGGCGGGGCGGACGGCCACGACGCTTGGGGGCGGCTTTCATTGCTTCAGACATTTGTCAGATTCCTTTTAACTGCGGTTCTGTTCGCGCATCTTGTTACGGTAGTACTCCTGTGGGGAAATACCGCTGATTTTGGCAGCTTCGACCTCAGAAGCAGTCAGTTGGACCACCCCCGGACGGAAATTGCTTCCAACGGGAGTCCGTGACACAGGAGCCGACGCCGGAGCAGAAGACCGCTTTTGGGTGGAGTTTGATGCCCCAGACATGACATTATCCACTTCCGGGATGCTGCGACGATTATTGTTATTGATCCCCAGACGGTTCTCAACAAACTGGAAGTAAGCTTCTGATTCTGGCGCAATGCCATAGTCAACAGCATCTTCATGAGCCCGTGCCATAACACGAATTGATCTGGCATCAGGAAGGGAGTCACGGTTCCGATCCAGCCATTCTGCGGACTTAGGGGTAACCCGTTCAATGAGGGAGTCCACCGAAACGTCGGCTTTTGGCACGGAAACGGGGCCAACCGGCTGTCGCGGAGCATTTTTCATCTCATGCAAGCCGCGCTCAAGGCTGTTGAGCTTGGTGAAGTTAGAAGCCATACCCTCTTGAAGTTCAGCCGCCCTGTCATAGTCCCCGATTGTCATGGCATCCCGAAGATGTGCCTTCAGAATGTCCTGATCTCGCTTGAGACTATCAATCGCGCCGTTAACAAGGTGCAGATTTGTATCTGAAACCTCGTTTGCGGCCTGATTGGCCCGTGCTGCCATAACACGGGCGTTGTTTTCGGCCTCAATGCGGGCTGCGCGCTCTTCCTCAAGCTTTTTGTTCAGCTTTTTCAGAGCCTTATCAACATCCTTGGGGTTATCCCGGCTGTTTGACGGCGGGTCTAACGTGGATGGGTCTTCAACAACCTCAATAACCGGCTCAGGGTTACCGTGTTTGTCTAAAACCGGCTCAACATTGAGGTCAATTTCAATGATTTCTTCATTATCTGACATTTTTAGCTCCATTACCAAACGCGATCAGGCTGGTCGATCCTAGCCCTCACGTTCACATCATCAATCATGCGGCACAGGACGTTATTGACCGTAATGCTCCAGCCGTCAGACGGTCGAAAGACCACCCACTCGCCTTCTTTGATCTCAGTGTCGCTGAACCAGATGCCAGATTCGTCGTTAAACGCTTCTGGACCCTTTTTGATAACAAGGCCGACCTTGGACTGGTACCGGTCCTCATCAGTTGTTTTTTCCGTCAGAAAGATTCCACTCTTGGTCTTCTGCGGGCGAATATAAACCGCAACCAAAATCTGGTTATTGAAGACCTCGACATTGGAGGTATCCCCAATCTCCTTCTTCAAGACTTCAGCCGGGTCTACTGGATGTTCCATAATCATTGGCGGCATTGTTAACCCCTATCCTTGCCGTTGACGACACTTTGAGCCTCATCACACAGTTCTAAAGCCGCGCGGAGACCTTCAATCTTACCAACATGGTGTCGGTAGGATGAATAATCAAAACCTTCAATTCTATAAGCTGTCACGAGATTGGCTGTTAGCTCGTCAATCGCTTGATTCATGAGTTTCTTCAACTCATACTCATAGTATGCTTGTCCTGTAACGACCATACCGCCCCCTTTGCGGCCCCCTTTGTAAGATTAGACGGAGGCGTGAAGGGGGTCACGCCTCCGTCCGTATTCATAGGGCTATGACAGCACTCCCATGAATTACTTTGCTCGCCTCTGGATTTCGGTCTTCTCTAACCGACCTAAACCAGAACCCGCGCCAGCATCCATGTCCTTGTAGGATTTATAAACACCGCCACCAGCCTTGCGAGCCGCGCGGCCACCAGACTTACGTGGCATCGGAGGAAGCCCACCCGGAGCACCAGTCGGGAGACCCGGAGGCATCGGAGGCAGCCCAGCAGGAGGCATCCCGCCCGCAGGAAGACCACCGGGGCCAGCCTGAACCGCAATTGGCATCCCTTCTGGGGGAGAAGTCGGCCCACCCATTGGATTTGCCATGCCATCCATACCAGCCGGTTTGCCAGCAGCAATGACAATATTGACATTTGTCTTGCCGTGACGCTTCGCTTTACCGCCAGCCGCGTGAGCAGTGCGCCCACCGGAAACAACGCCGGGGACCTTACCGGGGTATCCGGGGCCAGTGAAGACGCCGCCACCGGTCTGTTTCTTGGTACGGCCACCCTTCTTAAAGTTTGTCATGCCGCTTGCGCCAGAATTACCCATAACATCATCAAGTTTGGACTTCATGAATGTTTTGGTTTCATCCTTAGCCAATTCGGAAGCTGCATCCTTTAGAAATCCACCGCCAGCCTTTTTGGCACGGCCACCGGACTTCTTAGGGGAGAGCATATCAATCATGCCCTTGGTCGAAAGCGGGCTGTTACCCTTGAGGATTTCAGAAGTCAACAGACCACCCAACGCTCCCGAAAGGCCACCGCCGTCTTCTTTCTTAGTGCGCGCAGACGGCTTAACCATCTTCTTAATGAGAGCCGTGTCCATTGCCTCGTCTTCGTGCTTGGTACGGCCACCGTCCTTACGACGCGAAGCCGCAGCTTGCGCCGCCGCAGCAGCCTTCATCTTAGCCAGCATCTCAGGAGTGATTTTCTGATTTTCCGGGGCATTGGGAGCCGAACGCGGTGTGGTATCCACCGGGGCATCGGACGGGCCGGGGTTTGCAGCCAGAAGATCATTGATGGCGTCACCGGTTACGGCACCAGCACCTTGTTTCTTGATGCGGCCACCCTTTTTCATGCCGCCGATGTGCTTGATGCCTTCACGCTCTTCGTTTGCGTCTTTGGCATTGCGATTGATCAGGCTGTTGGCTGACAGGGCAGAACCACCGGACTTGCGGGGTTTACGACCCATATTCACCGCAGCCTTGGCACCCATAACCTTGCCGCCCTTTTTGAAAGCGCGGCGGCTAATAGGACGCATACCGGTTTTAGCTTCTGCATGAATCGGGTCAGAGGGAGACCAGTCAGACGAGTCAACCTTTTCCGAACCGCCAGCCGCGAGGCTCTTAGCTTTTGATTTCATGGCCGCTCGGGCCTGTTTTGCCATCTCAGACATGCTTGCTCCTAGGAGTTAATCCGGGCGTCCCCGGCGGCTTGCGACCTTTTTTGACAATAACACAAGTGCTCGTTCGACAACAGGACCACCTGATTTGTACTTAAAGTCTTTTTTTGACCCATACTGAGGGTTTTTTGCCAAGACCAGCGGGCCGACTTGAAGAACTTGCTCTGCTCCGATTATAGGTTGTTGTGTGGCTCTGTCATAGAAATGGCTGTGACGTTCTGGGTCCATACCAACCTGACGCCAGTTTTTATCCTTCAGGGCTTGCTGGGCTAATGCGGTTGCGCTTTCTTGACTGAAGGGGACCCATTGACCATTGATGGTTGCAAATGGACTTTTTGGCCCACCCTTAGCCACGTTTAACGCTTTGTTTTCAGGAATAGAAAAAACCGCATTGGAGATTAATGCAGTTGGCTCATGCGTCATAACAGGCTGAGACCCGGATTTGATTTTGTCGTGAATTGTAGGCACCCAGACACCATAATCGCGATATGCTGGGATGTCCAATCTTAAACCGACAGGATGGCCCTCTGGGATAGAACCGCCCTTGCCAATATTCGCAACCTGATCAGAACGCAAGGCATTGGACATTTCTTCATATGAAGCCGGTTTGGGAACGGACGCCCACTCACTGACGGGTTTGTATTTATTAACCAACTCTTGATATTGGGCGGATGACATCTCTCCCGACGCAACTTTTGGCGCGGCCTCTTGAAGCTCAGGAACCCGTTTAGTCACATCACGGAAATCCATATCAATGCGAGGGTTGTTTGTTTTAACGGGAGGAAGACTTTCAGGACCGCCTATTCCATAAAGGCGCATATTAACATCTCGTTCTGGCAAATTGTAAGATGCCCCCGCTTCTCGTGTTTGTGCAAACAAATTTGATCTGTCTTCTGGCGACATCTCCTTTAATCGTTTTTGCCAAAATTTTGTTGCTGTTGGAGAGATGCCAAGAGGACTTGGTGCAAGTTTTCTACCAATTTCATTTTCAATTAAATTATATGCTTCACTGCCAATGCCCCTGCCAATAAAAGGCTCATCAAGGTTAGCTGCGGAAACAAAATTTCCAGAACCATTTTTAGCCACGCTAATTGTTCCGGCTGGCTCACCCCCATGACGCACACGAAAAATTCCAGAACCTTCATGTTCAATAGATGTTGCTGGTGCATTAGCACGAATCGGCCCAGACCCAAGAACCGCTTCACCAGCCGCAGCACGAGCGAATGGAAAGCTGCCCGTCATGGCGGCACCTGTGATGTCAACCGCCTTCTTGACCGCCTCATCAGTATCAAATTGCTTCTCACCATACAGAAGCTGGCCGGGGTATTTGACCGTGTCCCAGATTGCTTGGGGGATGCCCGCAATACCCTCTGCCATTTTGGCTGGGTATTCTTCCATAAACTTGCCCAAACGCGGGTCTACATCTTCTGGCGGAGTCCAGTTTTCAGCAATGGTGCGCGAAGTAAACTTTGGGTAAGGCACAGAGCCGTCCGTCGAATAATGCCGTCTGGCAATCTGCAAGGCGTTCTTGATTACCCGCTGATTTGTCATGGCAGCTTACCGGCTGGAGATAAGGCTGTGAATGATTTCCAATGCCTTATGCAACGAAGCATCCTTGTGCGGCTTTGCGGAACCACCGGCTGCCATGCCGGTAAAATCCTCACCGCGTTCCCTTGATCCGCGCATTGCCTTATCAGCACGGAAGAAGTCAGCGGCGCTTTCCGGGTCACCCCAGTTGATAGCCTTTCGGCCTTCTGGGGTAGACTGCTCAACCGGACCACGAGCAGACTGGTAATCCTTGCCAGAGAAGATGCGGCCAAGGATGCTGTCATTACCTTCAGCCGGGGGAGGCGTCGTAACCACAGACCTAGGGGCAGTGGCGCGTTGTGGGGCCGGTGTTGCACCAAGGCCAGCGGGTCTGGGTGGTGGAAGCGGAGCGTCACGCATGTCAAACAGGTCTGCCGGGGTCATTGCCGGGGCGCGCATGTCGAACAAATCAGCCGGGGTAACGGCAGGAGCGTTTGAAGTAGGACTGCCTTGGCCCGGACCTGTTTCAGCCGTGCCGGTGCTGTAGAGCATCCGTTGAACGTTTGGACGCGCAAGCATCGTTTCAAGATTGGCAGAACCCGCGCCAAAGAACGGTCCCGTGGACTCACCGGCACCCTGCGCCCCAGCCAAACGAGGGGGCGGCATCATGTCAGAAGCCGGGCGCTCCATCATAGCCCCGGAGTTACTAGGAGAGTACGACGACTGCGGACGCTCCATTGCAGTACCGGGTCCCCTAGGAGAGTACGACAGTGACGGCATCCCACCCTCAACTTGAGTGAACAACGGCATGTCATTTGCCGCAGGACGCCCACCGCCGACAGGAATACCAGCCTGATTAAACTTAACCGGCGGCGGGTAAGGGTAATAGGAGGGACCCTCAAACGTGAAGTCGCGGCTGAAGGATCGGCCTTCGCGGCCCCCTTCGCTTACCATTCGGTCCATTTCCATCTGCTTCAGATCACGCTCTTGGGCGACCCGGCGGTTATGAACATCTCTTGCCATTTGGACGGCATCATCTGTAAGGCCACCCTCACCTTCAAGGCGGCGCATACGGTCATCACGGGGCGGACGGGCAGACGGAGAATACTCAAGACGTTCCAGAGAACGAGATGGTGGCAAAAGTTGCTGGGCCTGTGGGGACGGTGGGGCTGGTTGCAGCATCTCTTCTGGGAGTCTGGCGTTACCGCGATCTGGGCGCGGGAGGTATTGCTGACCACCTTCTACAAGCTTGGAGCCACCAAAGATTTGCCGTGCCAAACGCAGTCCCGCAGGAGCCATACCCGACAACGATCCAGCGCCGCCAAGGATTGCTGGTGTGGTAGCAGCTTGCCTTGACTGAGTGCGCTCTACCCGGTCAGCCTGTGTTCTTGCAGCCTCTGGAGAAGACCCGTTGCTGATAAGGTATTCATAGACTTGGTCCGCAATCGAAGCCATTACAGTTCTCCAGTCTGGGTGCCGTCCAGAGTCGGCTCGTTGCTTTCAAGGCGCTTGAGCATTTCAGGATCAACAATCTGGTTAATCAAACCCAGAGATTGAGGGTTCTGAGCAACCTGTTCTGCCATTCGCATTGCAGCAAGGCGTTCGCGGCTTTCACGGTCACGCTTGCGGTTAATAGCGTCGAGCATGGTGTCCTGCTCTTTCTGCGTAATCTCATTCTGACGGACTTGAAGGTCCATCATCCTAGCCGGATCAGCACCACCTTGACCCAACTCAGCCTGAAGGCGGGCCATGTCCATTGCTGTTTTAGCTTGAGACTCCGCAGCGCGTGTCTGAGAATCCATCATGCGGGCTTCAGCCGACATCTGTTCGTTCTTCATGTCAGCCATCGCCTTGATGAGTTCCGGCGGCGGATTACCCTGAGCTTGCTTGGGAATCATAAACTGTTGCGGGTTTGACCAGCCGAGGGCCTGTAGGGCGGCTGTATCGACCGCGATTGGATCGTACAGGGATGGGTTTGAGGCCACCAACTGCTTCAGGGCCAGAACCTTCATGAGGCGCTGGGACTGGGAAGAGGTGTTTGGATCAGCTTGTGGGACAAAGTAATAATTGTCCAAGGCATCCAAGAAAGTCTTTTCGTCCCAAGGGTATGCCGACCGGCGGCGCTTCTGCCAAAAGCTCTCTGGGTGGTCCCGGAAGCATTCTGTCAGCAGTTCAAATTCTTCAGCTTGTGACGCATGAAGGCGCTTGTGGACCGAGTTCATAACCTTCTGGGCTTGCTCGATCATAGCCAGAGTGGTGCCGACTGGAGCGTCAGCCTTACCTTCCATGACCATGACTTCACTGGTGCCACCCACGCGCATCCCTGTTTCCGCCATTTGCGTAACAAGGTTCATCAACGCGCCTGACGGTTCTTTATATGGCAAGGGCATGATGGCTTGGGTAATTGGCATCCCGCCGGTCTTGACCAGTGCGCCGCCACCCGGAGGAACACGGAAGATGTTTGTGTTCTGACGGGCTCCGGTATCTGCCATGAGAAATCCGGGGAAGTTGTTATACATCCCGGCATCCAAAAGCTCACGCCACGCGGCTGTGATTGCGTTGGTCGTGTTGCCGAGAATATGCAAAAGGCCAATGTCATAGAACCCCAGACCCGGAACAAACGTGTATTTGACAAACCTGCGTTTGGCAGTTGGCAGTTCTTTGTCATCCTCGGAATAGTTTCTGACAATTGACAGAATCTCCTGAGCGGAGTCGTCAATGGTGACAATATACGGAATTTCCAACCCGGACGGCTTACCCTTATGGCGATGTTCAAAGCCAATGAGGTCCAACTCGCAATAAACCTCATAGATGAGCCGGTCGCGGTCATCCGGGTTCATGCTGTTGCGGTTGATACCCTGCTGGGCATCCTTCTCCAGCTTTAGGGAGTCCTGATCAATCTGCTTGGGGGCCGAAAGGCTAGTATCCTTATAAACACCAAGGATTTGCAACCGCTTGACGGTCGATGGGCGCATATAGGTCCGGTGGGTGATTCTCTTGGCATTGCGAAGGTCGGTGGCCGAGTTGTCTACAATCAGGTCATCAGCATCCACACTCTCAGACACCGGACGGTTTCTAAGCGGACAAAAGTAAACCTTTTTAAAACTGGTCCCACCAAAACCTAACATCAGCAACATTCTATCCGTGTCCGGGTAGTATTCCGTAGCCGTAGAAGTCAAGTAATGGTTTAAATCATTCTCCAGAGCATTTGCCAGTTGATCCTGTGCCAATGTGGCATTGTTAGAATCATTCCGAATCTTAACCGGCCCGTCCGTGGGCAGCAGTTCAGACCGTGCATTAGCTTGGAAGCGCAAGACGGCTTCCAACAGCAACGGATGGCGAACTTTTGACATGCCCTCAATGGGAGCACCGTCAGAAGTACCCTGAAGGCCCGGAACCTCTAGCTTCAATCCAAGAAGTTTGATACCCTGAGCACGGTCGTCAATCCATTCTTGACGGCTCTGGATGTCATCTCGGATTCCTCGAAGAAGGTCTTGAGCAACGCTGGATAGATTTGACTCTGCGATGTCGTCAACCAGATTTCGATACCAATTGTCCTCATCGCGTTCTTCTTTTTTGTCATCAATTGGCTTACCATCCAAGGAAATGGTGATTGAGCCGTCAGGATGTTCAATTTGAAGGATATTGTTGTCTTCATCAGTCTCAATGAGGTCTTTGCCGTCCTCAACAACCTCTACAATGACATCAGCCGCGCCAATAGCGGCCTGTTCAGGTGCCGGTTGACGAATATTTGGCACGAGGCCGGGCGTCATTGACATAGATTACCCCTTTGCAGCGTCCATCGCTTCCATCTCGCTGACAAAGCGACGGATGCCTTCTTGAGCGGCCATTGTATCTGATTTTGCCTGAATTTCATAGCGCCGGGTATAGTCATATGGCTCTTTGCCCCAGACTTCGACCAAAAACAAGCCAAGATTGATTGGGGTAGCGGCTTTGACAACACTGACAACCGCGCTTGCAAGAACCTGTGACATGCCAAACCTCTAAAATGGAGCTACCGGTAGGATTTGAACCCACGACCCTCCGCTTACAAAGCGGACGCTCTGACCTCTGAGCTACGATAGCATCTTAAAATGATACCACACACCTGTCAGACTGGATAGAGAGGTGCCCATTGGTTGTTTCCACGGAACTGGACGGCATCTTCAGCCTCCGCAGCCCACTCTTCACCGCGCATAAGGATTCCAGTATCACGGAAGTGGCGCATTGCCATAGAAACGGTGTCCACCAAGTCGTCATGCTTGCCTTTAGGGAACTGACCGACCTGAGTAATGACCATTTCGGCCCATGTCATGTTGGGGGCAAACACCAACCCTTCAGCAAACAAGTGCTGGACGGAGTATAACCGTGCCAATTTGTCCTGAGACTTGGGATCAAACATTTGAACCGAAAACTTCTCTGCTCCGTACATGCGTTTTATCTCTTGGGCGACCGAGTGACCGGCTGCTTTGTTCTCAATCAGCAGAACATCGACTGCCATGTCACGGCATTCCTTAGAGACGCGCTGGACCAGATCATGAAGCTCGTATCTTCCTTGCCAAGCATGCATCAGCATGACGCGCGGATTTGTCTCGGTGTAGTTGCGGGTGTAGGAAGAGCGACCCCCGTGCCTATCTCCGGCGTGATTTGGGGACTGGACGGATGTTGTAGAGGAAAAAATTCCCCAGACGGTCATGGCAGACGGGTCATTCTCTGTCTTTGAGGTGTAGGCTGTGTCCACACAGGCAATGATCATGTCCATGATGGGGTAGTTTTTGTTATCCCACGGCTGCCACCAGTCTCGTTTGATGACACCGCCGCCCTTTGGCTCGGGTCTTTGCTGGAGTTGACCGGCAGCGGCCCACGGACCCAGTTGCTTTTCGAGGATTGTAACTTCCCGCTCGCCAAATCGTTCCGGCCAGAGCAAGGTTCCTTCTCTGGATTCAAGTTCAACTTGAGCTTCCGGGCTAACGGGGATGCGCTCGCCGTCTTCTAGGACCTCGACTAGGGGTTCTTCATTGTCCGCGAGGCCACGAGGATCGTTCCATCCGATAGAGGTATAAGAATGGCGTTGCCATTCATAACGCATCGGGAGACACAGATGGGTCCACTCGCCGTGATCTTTTGAAGTGATATGCCCGGTAAGGTCTTCTTCTGAAAGACGCTGCTGAATGACCACGAACGCGCCGGTCTTTGGGTCGTTGAGGCGAGTTGAAAGTGCCGAATCCCACCATTCGATTGTTGTCGCAATGGTAGCTTCCGAGTGGGCTTCTTGGGCGGCGTTGGGGTCATCAACCACAATGATAGAGCCACCTTCACCAGTAAGAGCCGAGCCAACAGACGTTGAAAGCCGCGAGCCATTCTTGTCATTGTCAAACCGAGTTTTGGTGTTTTGATCACTCGTGAGGCTGAACCGATCACCCCACATCTTTTGATACCACGGGCTCTCAATCAGGCGACGGCATTTTACGCTGTCACGAAGAGAAAGTTGTTGAGCGTATGAGGCGTGGAGGAATTGAACACCGGGACCAGAGGTAGGGCTGGCCCAAGGTTGAGCCCATGTCCATGCGGGGAAGGCAACGGATGTCAGGGTAGACTTGGCACACCGAGGCGGGATGTTGATGATCAGACGCCGGATGTCACCATCAACCACAGCTTGAAGGTGTTCGGCTACGGCCTCAATCGGCCAGCCTTCAGTAAACTCTGAGGAGTCAATGTACCGCCAAGCGTGTTTGAGAAAGGTGTACAGGTCGTCCTCGCAGTCGGCCCTGTCCAACTCCATAAGCTGCCGTTCGATATCAATCGACCGACCGTCCAGATCAAGCGTTGTCATTAAAAAATCCCCGTAAGCTTACAAAGTAAACCTTTTTGCTTCCATAGCCAATGGCATGATGGTATATTTAATCATACCGGCTGTCATGAGTATGACGAGGTAGCAGGGTGTAGCGCAGTCTGGTCAGCGCGGCTGCTTTGGAAGCAGTAGGTCGCAGGTTCAAATCCTGCCATCTTGACCATGTGGGGATAGCTTAAAGAGAGCACCGCGAGCAAACGTCGGAAGGTGTGGGTGATAACCCCACTCCCCACGCTCATTCAAGGGGGAAGCATGGAACCGAGCATCAGCTTAGAGACTGCCAATGCCATTGTGGCAGACAAGCCAGCACCAAAGGTCACTGAAAACAGCATCCGTGCCAAAATAGACTTTGTCAGCTACGAGCTTTTGTCTGTTGGAAGCGCAATGTTAACCTTGTGTTTCATTCGCATGGCAAACGGGTTTGTTTTTGTTGGCACGGCGGCTCCGGCATATTCGGAAAACTTTGACCGACAGGTAGGCGAGCGATACGCCTATGAGGATGCCTTCGAGCAAATCTGGTCCCATGAGGGGTACCTGTTGCGGGAAAAACTGTCACAGGGTTAAGCCTGTAGGTAGGGCCTGTGTAGCCCAACGGCAGAGGCAGGAGACTTAAAATCTCCAGAGTGTGGGTTCGAGTCCCATCACAGGCACCATTGGTAATTATCGGGAGTGGCGCAACTGGTGGCGCAGGGGACTTTGAATCCCAAGGTTGAAGGTTCGAGCCCTTCCTCCCGAACCAAATCAGGGGATGTCACATGACAGATTGGCAACCAATAAAATCCGCGCCAAAAGACGGGACTTGGATTTTGGTTTCGGGGTTTCGGCTTGGCAAGGAAAAAACAGTTAGTCATCGGTATGCTGTAGTGGCGTATTACCTTCTTACCGAGCGGCGTCCTGAGTTAGGTGGGTACTGGTTCTTTGGGTCAAAAGACAACCAGATCGTTAAGGACCCCACACATTGGATGCTGCTGCCGGAAGAGCCAAGGAGGTAGCTTTTATGTCTGGGTTGCATCCCTGCGAAAAGTTAATTCATGATCTTGTTAATGAATTTCGTGTAAAATGGGGTGGCTCCGACACTGAGTTTCGAATGGCAGAAGAGTTGATTGCTTTGAACCTAATGCTTCTAGAACAGGAGGCTGACATTAGAACGCTTCTAAAAGACCGGCATCTGGCATTCCATCGCGACCCTCCAAGGCAGGAGCCGATCAATGAGTGAGGACGACGATAACGCTTCCCTGTTGGACGATTTGGACGTAGCGGACTTCAGTGACGCCATAGCACAGAGAGTTGTTGCGTTTGTTTTATTGGCACGGTTTTCAGAGACAGTGTCGGATGGGACGGTTCAAGAGATTACCCTTTCCATGATGAGGAAGGTTGTTATGTCCATCAAGACGCCATCAACCGCAGAGTTAAAGGTTGTTTAACGCAATCAAAAACAAGGGACACCTCAAATGAGTTTAACCAGACGTTTTGTTTTAACAGGTTTAATTGCTGCCCCGGCGGTAATTGCTATGGCACGGTTAATGCCAGTTCGGTCTATTATCAAACCATATGCCACGGTGTGGGGTGTGGGTTGGGACTTAGAGGTTATTGAGCATCAAGTATGGGAGCCGATGTCGGTGGCCCAGTTTGGTGAACCGGGTGGTGCCATTGACCAGTTTCGGGAGGTCACCCAGTGGGTGTACGGATTTCCCGTAGAGTCATCTGGGCAATCTCCGTCAGATCACTGGCATTCCGTGCCAAAAAATTACGAGATGCTTGCTCCCTCAGACCAGTACGTCCAGTCTCCTCTCCCAACCCACTTGGCGCGTCCGGTTCAGGTGTATGCTGATGGAACAACCAACATCACTTCTTTTGAAGAGTTAAATATCTGGAGAAGCTCCCAAAGGCCGGAATTGAATGGTGTTTACAGCAGCGAGTGGGCACATGAACACGTTGCATTGCAGCGTAAACACACAGGGTGTGCATGACAGCCCACGGACCTGACACGGGAGATTCCGTCATCGGCTGGCTGATTGCGTTGTGGCGCGGATGCTGATGTGCTATAGTGGTTGAGTTGGATTGGGAAGTGCAACAAACAAACTTAAGCCGTCAGGGGAGAAATCCTTTGGCGGCTTTTTGTTGGCACGGGTAGAGGGGACCCAAAGGAGGTAGTCCATACAGGGGGACCCATAAGCCAAATACCCTACAGGGGGACCCAAAGAACATAGGGGGGGTACCTACCTAGGGAGATACAGGTACCTACAGGGTCTATACAGATATGGGTAGGTGGGGGGTCCTTCCGGGGACCCTTTTTTTATGGGGGGGGGTATACCTCTAAATGTTTTCTAGGGACCCAAAGGTTTGGATAGGAAATCTGTAGATTTTGGGGATGTTTGAGGGAGGGGCTTGGAGTCTCAGACCGGGGCGGCCATTCCTATATAGCCCCCTACGGTGGTTGTGGGCGAGGTACCCCAAAGCGGTTTGTCACACCCGGAATGGTTTGCCAGACCCAGAACGAGCCCCAGACTGAGCACAGCACGCTGTCATGGGTTGTCACACCCACAATGGGCGCAAATCCCGCCTGTTATGACATGCCACGACCCACGATGGGTTTGTCATACCGGATTGAACCCCACTATGAGTCTGGCACCACGCCAGAGTTTGTCACACTCGCAATGGGCATGACAACTTAGAACGGTTCTAAGCGTTCGTATTTGTCATGACAACCCACAACAGGTATCCGCCTGACTTGGGCACAGACAACCACAACGGTCATGACAAACCAGTCTGGAGTCTGTCACCGCTTATTGGCACGGACGCCCACTATGAGTCAGGCCGGACGAATCGTTCGTTATAAAGAACAAAAACCCGTGATTTCCCGCATCGGGTGACAGAACCCAAAACAGGCCCACTGATTCTAAACGAGTTTCTCCGCCCACCGTTCGTTATAAAGAACGAAAATGGGTGACAGCACCCAACATGAGCCTTTGCCCAAGGTGAGCATGACGGCGCTTGGCGGGTTTCCGTGCCAAAAGAACCCGCTTCCTGCCCATTCCGGGCATCTCCTAGGACGCCGATCCTGTTATGCAAACCATGCCAGTTTGTCATACTAGGACAGAATGCCAGTCTCTAGAGGGAAACGCCCTAGAAACCTAGGCAAGAAATCCTGCCATTTTAGGATGCCAGACCTACGCCCGGACTGGGCGCAACGTGAACAAATGCGGAACATTGTTTTTTAGGTGCCAAGGTAGCTCTCGCGAGACTTCGCCGTGTAGACCCCTTTAAAACGCGTCCTAGGGCATGCGACCTAAGTCTATGATATTATGAGTCTTTCGCCCCATTCTGGGCAGACAGCAGCAACTGGCGCAAGCTGTCACGCTGCCCCGCGTCTAATGAGCGCGCGTCAATGTTCATTGTATTGTTATTGATTGTAACAGGAACCGCACCTAGTTGCTCCATCCGGTCTGAATACACCTTTGGATTCAGTTTTCCTGCCATGCGGAACCTAGTATCGATCCTAAGCTTTGCCCTTTGGACATTGACGTTATTGGGGTTTCCCTCTTTGTCCATGTCATCCTTTGCCTCATCTGCTATCGCGAGGCACTCATCAAATATGGCATGTGCCATGATATCGCGCGCACGGGCATAGCCTTCCGCAAAAACAGGGTTTGCTGCTATCCATTGAAACACTGTCGATACTCCGGGCATCCCCTTCCCTTCGCACACACTGGCAAGGCTCTCGCCCCTTGCAAGCCTCTCGCAGATAGCCTCACCCATGTCGGGATTGTATGTTGTGGGCCTTCCCTTCTTTGGCCTTTCCATCAATGCCTTGCCCCTATCCTGTATAGCCTTACGCGCCGCCCTTTCTTCTATCAGCATGAAAGCCGATGCCGCATCCCTTCGCTCATCTTTGGTTCCTTTGCCCATTGCGAGCTTCAACGCCTCATCTTGACTTTCCGTGCCAATAACGGGTGCGGAATCCTTAACCTTTGCCTTGTTTGCCATGCTAAGCCCCTGAAAACATTAGACAAATAAATCATAGCACGGTTTCGTGATTATTGCGCTGGCATCTTGTCATGCCAAGCTTGTTTTGCTATCGTTCAACCCGCGCCCCTACCGCGCGTGATTCGCCCAAAATGGGTACGTAACTAAACAGGTGACAAATGGCATACGATGCGCCTTATGCTTTTAACGCGGAACAAAAACAGGCTTTCCGCGCCGCAATAACAAATCACGAAGGATGGAAAGATTTTAGACGTGCCAATGGCATCAATTCCGCAAGCTTTTCAGTTTCTGAAATGATCAATGCGGCGCATGTTTTAGGCATAAACCCCGCTGATTATGGCACGGCAAGGGCATCTTCCGGCAAAACAGAATATCGGGCAGAAACCAGCGAATATAAAACCACGTATAAAATCACCACAAATCAGGAAAAAGAAACAATGGCACATGACAGTGAAACTGAAACCCCGCGTGTTATCGTGGAAACCCCGCGTTTAAAGACGGGTTCCGGCATCAATGCCATTGCACTGGCAATAGAAGCCGCATTGGCAGATGCAATTGACGCTGATCAAGTTGCGCGAATTGTTGATGAAAGGATTGCCCTAGCTTTTAAAAACGCCCCGTCCATCAAAATAGAATGCTCCGGCTTTGATGGAACCAAGCGTGAAACGCGCGGGCATATTCACCCTTCTTTTAATCGCCTGTTGCGCGCATGTTCCGTTCGGCTTCCAAACGGCTTTGTTCCAAATGTTTGGATAACAGGCCCCGCTGGCTCCGGCAAAACGCACGGCGGAACCATGCTAGCTGAAACCCTAGGGCTCCCTTTTCATATACATGGCGCGACGGCGATGCCGCATGAGATACTTGGATATAAAGACGCAGGGGGCACGTACCATAGAACGCCCTTTCGTGAGGCTTTCGAGCATGGGGGCGTTTTGATGTTAGACGAAGTCGACGCATGGGATAACGGGGTTTTGCTGGCCTTGAATGCTGCAACGTCAAATGGTTTGGCAACGTTTCCAGATGGTGTTATCCCGCGCCATAAAGACTGTGTCATTATCGCATGTGCTAACACCTTCGGATTAGGGGGCACGGCTGATTATGTAGGACGTTCCAGAATTGACGCGGCTTTTCTGTCACGTTTCGTAAAGCTTGCATGGGATTATGACGCGGCTTTAGAGATTGCCCTTTCCGGCAATGAAATGTGGGCGCAACGTGTTATCGGGGCACGGGCACGGGCACGGGTTAACGGTTTAAAGATCATGATAACGCCGCGCGACTCACAGGCCGGGGCCGCATTGATCGAGGCGGGTTTCTCATATGACGAAGCCGCTGACATGACATATTTGGCGGGCCTTTCTATCGAGCAACGCAAACAAATCGAAGGTTAAGCAAAATGTTACATATCACACAAACCACACCTAAGAACGTAACCAAAGCATTGGGCCGCAAAGCCGTGACCAATTTTTGGTTTTACGATAGCCCCGGCGAAATGGCGATCGCGGCGCTATGCGCTGGCAAGCTTAAGCAAGGCACGAATTGGGACGGGGGCCTGTCACCTGAGGAAGCCGTGAAACGCGCGACTTTCGGAGATATGTCGCGCGTTGCAGCTAGTGACGCAATGCTTTCCAAAATGGAAAAGTATGCTTTCGAATCCAATAAAAGAACATGGCGCAATGATATTGCCGGAGGATGCCCTGACGTGCCCGCATACATTGCCGGGCAGCCTCTATCAATGCGGCGTAGAACCATTGTCGAAAGCGACAGCGCGCCCTTGGCAATCATTGTCGATCTGACCGCAAGCGAAGGAATTCCCGCCGATATCATGGAACGGCGCGGGGCGGCGATTCTGGCCTTAGTTCGGGTTCTATCTGCCCGACGCCCCGTCGAATTGTGGGCCGGAGCCTTCCTTCAAGGCGGTCCCGCTGGCATGGACGCTTGCGCGTTTTTCGCCCGTATCGATACGGCTCCGCTTGATCTGGCACGGGCGGCGCATGTGCTTTCCAGTCAATCAATGCCCCGTCAAATCGGGTTTGCGCTGGGATACGCTTTAGGCGGGTTTCAAGGCCGCTGGCCCTATGTGAATGACAAGGTTTCAAGGCCCTTGATGAAAGATATATTCCTGCCCGCGATGCCCCATGTGACAGATGCCCTATGTGTGCCCGGAGCTCACCTTAAAGACCCTATGTCCAAAAACCCGGAGGCTTGGCTCGAGGAAACCCTAAACGCGCTCGAAAGCGATTCTAAGGCCCCCTAGGGCGCCCTTTGCCAGTACTAGCAGGGGTTCTACCTGCTAGTATCGCAAAGGCCATCCAAGGGCCTTTAAACCCCGCTATGGGGCATCAAAAGAAAGGGAAAGCCATGTTTCACATTGAGGGCCAGCTATTCCGTTTAGGGCATATTCTCGCGACTCCGGGGGCGATGAGCGTTCTGGGGTTCGGCTCCGGCACCTTGGCACGGGTTCTAGAGGCTCACGCGCGCGGGCAATGGGGCAATATCGACGAAGAAGACGCCGCAACTAATGAGGAAGCTTTGCAGCACGGGGCAAGGCTTCTAAGCGCATACATTATCGATGGGCAAAAGGTATGGGTGATAACGGAAGCCGATAGGCATCAAACGACTGTCCTAACCCCGGAAGAATACTAAACCTTGCCCCGGTGCCTCTTTAACGGGGCACCGGATATACTTTGCCCGTGCCAATAAACCTTGCCGGAACCCAAAAACCCTCAGTCAATGCCCAACTAGGGCATAAACCCAAAACAGGCACCATCGCCCAAAAACCCAAACACAACCCCAAATTGAGCAAATGCCCAAAATAAGCCCGGAACCCCATAATAGGGGGCCGGCCCTATAATGGGTTTGGCACACCAAAGTGAGCATCGGCCCAAAATGGGTGGTTACCCCCAGATCGGTGGTCACTGGGGGTAGGTCGGTGGTCGGTGGTGACATTAGGTCGGTGGTGGGTCGGTGGTGGTAGGTCGGTGGTGGTATCAGGTCGGTGGTCGGTGGTCGGCGGTGAGTCGGTGGTCAACATCCTGCGAGCCCATCGTGCCGGTGTCGTCACTCTCGGTGGTCACCTTGGCAGGAAACAGCACAACCGCTGCGATGGTCAAAGCCGGAACGCCAGCAACCACGAAAGCCGCAAAGCACATAAGCTGGAATTCTGTCATATCATGTCCCCCATTTTGAGCATCTTAGCCTAAAAACCACAGTTGACTGTGGCGCGTTGCCATCATATCCTGAATTCGTTCTGATTTACAAGCGAGGAAAACACCATGTCCGATACAAAATACAACGGCTGGACAAATTACGCTACATTTCGCGTCTGGTTTGAAATGTTTCAGGATTACGATGCCAGTTGGATGTTATTAGACGGTCAAAACGAAGCAGAGCAAACGAAACATTTGGCACGGTACTTAAAGGACCTGTCGCAAGAAAACATTATCGATGCAAGCAATCCCGGAGTTGCTAGAGAATTTGCCCTTGGGTTTTTGGTGGACGTAAATTGGCAGGAAATCGCGGAAGCCATCATCGACAACATGAAGCAGTAGGAGATCAAAATGACAAACGCACCAAACACCTTCATCAACGACCGTCTGCCAAATATCATGATTACCGACCGAACCGAGTGGGAAAAGATCGTTAACACCCGTCTAGGTGGAGCCCAGCTAGGCCGAGCCTATATAGACGAAATGCTGGTGGCAGAATTCGTGTCACACATCCTGCAACGGTATCTGAAGCGTGGGGTCATCATCGGATTCATTGCGGGTTTAATGTTATCGGTTGTCGTCGCCTCAATAACCCGCGCATTCCTTTGAAGGAATATGACAATATGACAAAAAGATACACAGCCGCCCATATTATCGCTGAATACCTCTGCTGGGATATAAACGATGTCACAGACATGATTTACCAGCCGACCGAATTCAAAAGTCCATATGTCTATGGCATCTCTGTCAGAAACACAGACGGACCAGACTATGAATATCTTTGCTGCCCCAGTGGGCGACAAAAGCCACCCCGCGACAGAGACCATCCAGATCGGTGGGAATGGCACGAGGTTTGGACTTCTAATGGTCGAAAGGTCTACGCTTCCACAGACGGCAGCGAACGGATGTAGAGAAAGGGGCTCCGGCCCCTTTTTTATTTGTCAGAACTTGGTCATCAGGACATCGTTCCAATCCAGACCCGCCACAGTCGGGATTTTGACATCAACATCCAGCTTAAATTGAACCGCCAGACGATTTGCCAGAACGTAAGACCGTGCCTGTCCCGTGAAGCTGGCGTCGTTGTCACCGAACACCGTGACCTGTTTGGCAATGGCCGGTGGTATCCACTTGGCGAGTAGGTTGCCATTCACGCAAGCCCAGACAGGAATCCCGAACAGGATCGACGCCGAGATGGCAGTCTCAATCCCCTCGGCCACCCCCATCCTCGGTGCAGCAATCCCCAACCGGATGGCACAACCGTCCGGCAACTTTCCGGGCATGACCTTCTTTGGGATGGCAACGTCGGCCTTCTCACCCTCGGATGTCAAAAACGTCAGGTGGAGGTTCACGGCCCGGTCTTCGTGACTGATAATCTTGGCAACCATCGCGGTTTTCTCTGTATTGAACCGCAACGCATTAGAAGCCCACAGACGGCCAACTCTTTTTTTCAGGTACACCCCTACCAGATCACCCCCGACTTGCCGCTCTGAGGCATCCCACAGGCGTTTTAAATAGCGTCTTTGGGACTCCTCCTCGGTTTCGGCCTGTTTCTGCCGGAATTCTTCGCTCTTTCCCAGCACTGCCGCGATTTCGGTTGCGATCTCTTTGAATTGCCGACCCGTGGCCCCCTTGACCAAGTCGAACCCGTCACCGGCCCCGCACTGGTTGCAGATGTATCCACCAAGGCCGTTCTGGTCGTCCCAACGGAACCGATCCTTTCCCTGACAAATCGGGCATGGTCCGTGCTTCTTGGGGTTGTCTGGTACGATCACCCCGAAATGTTTTAGAAGCTGACTCCAGTTTCCCCGTGCCATAATAGCTGCCGTGCTCATGCCCCGGCTCCTCTCTTTTTGCTTTTGGCTTGTCGAATGTTTCTAGAGGTAATCCACCCCGATGTTTCCGGGGATATGTCCCTTGCGGGGGTATTCAGTAGCGAACGGTTCGGCGGCTCTTTGAACTTGTCCCGGTAGGCCCAGTAAGCCCACCCGCTCTTGTATCCTCGCAGCTTTGCATAGAAAATCAACTCTGAGTAGAATTTCTGTTTCATATCCCAGCCCCAAGTCTCTTTTTTGATCGTCTTCGCTTTGGTGATTTCGTAGAGTTCCCCGTCAGTCACCTGAGTTTTGTCAGATGCTTCTGGCTTAAAGCCACATGACGGGCATTCGTGGACTTTGACCGGCTTAACAAACGCACACTTGGGGCATTCCTTGGGCAGCGGAGCTTTCCTTGGCGCGGCTGTGGCCTTCACCCCCATATCCAGCGTGTCGTGATGGATGTCCGTGACAAACCCCAGACGCAGCGTCGTGTCTGAGTGATCCAGAACGATCAGGCATTCCTTGCCCTCGGCGGTCCTGAGCCCCCGACCGAACATCTGGGTATACAGGATTTCAGACTTAGTGGGCCGTGCCAAAATAATGCACCGAACGTCAGCATCGAACCCAGTCGTCAGCACCCCCACGTTGCAGATGATTTTTGTCACACCCGCCGCAAACCGTGACACAATGTCATTCCGGTCTGCGATATCGGTGTAAGCATCCATGTACTCGGCGGCGACCCCGGCCTCGACAAACTGCTGTTGGACGTTCTTGGCGTGGACGCGATTAACGCAGAAGGCGATGGTCGCACTGTTCTTGCCACGCTCCAGCCAAGTTGACACAATGTCAGCAACGAGACTTCCTTGGTTCATGGCCTCACCGAGACCCTTGGCCTCATAGTCACCCAGAACCGTCTTGACGTTGGACAGGTCAGGATGCGCCGGGGCGAAAACCTTGAAGTCTGACAGCGACCCACTCTTGATCAAATCGGCTGTGGTGATCCCGATGATCAGATCATCCCAGATCGTACCCATGCCCTTGGCCCAAGGGGTGGCTGTCAGGCCGATAAAGGGGACCGTCTGCCATTCTGGCAAATTCATCCATGTATCGTACAGCTTGAACCGGACATGGCACTCGTCGATGATCACCAAATCTGCCGCCGGTATCTTACGCCGCGCCAGAGTCTGAACCGAACAGACCTGAACCGGCTGCCGGTAGTCTGTCATCTCGTGCATCCCTTGGATGACCCCGATGTCGTGGATGCCGTTCTCCCTGAACCGCTCGACGGTCTGATCGATCAGCGACAGGGCCGGGACGCAAAACAGAACCCGCTTGCCCTTCTCCCTTGCCATCTTGACCACGGCTGCGGCCAGAACCGTCTTCCCGCTGCCTGTTGGTGACTGGAGCACTGGTCGGCGTTTACCCGTGCCAAGGCAAACCCTGAGCTTGACGATAGCTTCTTCCTGATAGTCCCTGAGCTTCATAGCTGGCCTCTGGCGCTTTGTCGTTGGTAGGGTGCTTCTAGATATACCTAGCCTTTAAGAGTTCCTTATTGGCACGGTACCTTGTTTCTAGTGACTGGTTATAGGTGACTGTTTCTATGTATCAGACTGCTACAGGCGATGTAGCAATCTGCAACACATCGGTGTAGCAATCTGCTACATCCTCAAAGCTGTGGCCCGGCTTGCGGATAAGGCGATATGTCAGGCTAGACTTCCCATGTTTGCGGGAATTCTGCCGGGTTTCGATCAGCCCTAGCTCTTTGAGTTTGGCGACGGCGCGTAAGACGGTGTGCCGAGACATGCCGCAGTCAATGGCGACCTTGCCCATCGACGGCCAGCATTCGTCCCTGTCATTGGCCCGGTTTGCTAACGCCAGAAGGACAAGCTTCTCGCGGGATGGGGCGACTTGTTTGAACGCCCAGATAATTGCATTAAATGACATTTTGCCAAACCCTGAATGGGCGGGCTTGCAGTTCAGACGGAAAACGGGTAAAACCAGTTCAAGTCCAAAGCGCGTTGCAGCCGCGTTGTTGGGAGAAGCCCGGTGCCTCACAAACACCGGGCTTCCATTTGTCTATCATACCCTATCGGGGCAGGGTCAGCAACTCCATAGACAGCAGGACCATTTTTGGCACGGGCGTTTCGCCAGAAATCCAACGATACAAAGTCCTGTCATGGACACCAAGATATTCTGCTACCTCGGCACGAGTCTTTCCTGACAACTCAATGGCTTGGCTCAACTTTTCACGCTTCAAAAGGTTGTCAGTCATTTGTTTTCTCCAATGTCACAGGTGGTTTTGGTAGCGCCATCCAATGGGTAGCTTCGACCTGATAAGCACAGCACCCGCATCCGTTTGTATGAGGATATAGAACAGGGTCTACACACCAGACTTGCGTTCCGTCCCATACCAGAAACGAGACTTGTCCATTCTCCCATGTCTCTTCGTTGTAGACAGGCTTGGGAGCAGTCTCAATCGGCTGCCATTCAGTCATCTGTTTTCTCCCCCAGTACGACGCAAGCGCGTTCAAGATCGTTAAGACTGACAAGTCCGTAATCAATTATACGCCGCAATGCCGCTTCCAACACCACAATGCGCGGTTCGGGATATGGTTCTTTGCCATGCAGAAGGTGAGCCGTGGCTTGTGCGGCATCTGTCATGTCGGACATTGCCTGTTGAGAGCCGTTGTATTGATGCTTTATCAGTGCATCCCACTCTTGCAGGACTAACCGCTGCTGCTCGATTACGTCAGCCGCCTTGCGATATGCAAATGGATTAAAAGTTCTGCTGTCGGCAAGGTCGCGCAGTTCAGTAACAATGTCAGTCATTTGTTTTCTCCTTTAATGCGGTGCGAACTACCCTCTGTACAACCTTCATATTCATATTTGCCCCGCTTAAGGCCGCATCAGCCAAGAGCAATGCTTCCCGCAGCCGCTCAATCTCGTCATCCTTATCTGTCAAAAGTTTAACGAAGGCTTTTGTTTCGTCTTCTTCACTTTCTGGCTTTTTGCCAGAATAATCTTCATAACAAAAACTGTTTTCACGCTCTAACAGGCCGACAATGTCACTCATGGCATCGACCCGTTCCATCGTACCCAAACTTTCAAAGTATTCCGCAATGGTAACATCTGCTTCCCCCATATCGTCGTCCCACCACAAGGTGCCAATCCGGCGTCCTTTAGTACGGTTCTGTTCAAATCCGCGTGTGTGCCTATCAGCCATTGTCTTTGTCCTTTGTTTCCATGAACTTAAGTTTTGGAAGGGTTACTGTTTTCTTACCTCTTGGAAGTGAAAAGAGGTCGTCACTTAGATTTGAGTTTTCATACACCCCCTTGTCCCAAAGTTTCTGGGCTCCTCTGTAATTCCTTAAAGACCCCTTTTGCTTACCTTTTGCCGGTGAATATATGAGCTTTGCAGCCTCCTCCAAAGAATGAGCCAGCCTGAACCTAGCTTTTACGCTCGACATCATGCCTCCATATCCGGTTAGCACACTGACACTACGCCATGAATTGATGGCTGTCAACCTACTTCAACGCAACCTTGATTTTATCCTCATTGGCTTCAATCCAGCGCATCGTTTTGTAGGCTGCTTCCAGATCGACGAGGTACGCCTCCCGGATTCTGACCATCGTGGGGTCAGCATTCTTTAACCGTGCCATATCCTGCAATGTCGCAATGGAACCCTTAAGGTTCACAACGGCCCGTTCAACTGCGTCTGCCTGATGCTTCAGGGGCACTTTTGTCACTTTATCTCTCCCATAGGTTCAATAATCACCATGCAGTCGGGACCATTTTCAGCCCACCTGATATCAATCCAGTCGCATAGACAGTCGTCGTCTATGGTATTTGTCATGACAAGAATGTCGCTGATGGCTTTTTCTAGGTTCCCCAAATCGCGCCTACGCTTGTCGGGACGGACTACCAAAATTGTCAATTTGTAATGACCTGAGACACGTTGTTTTTTGATTTGTTTATAAATCTCCCATTTGGCCTCCGTCTGCCAGTCCCGGTACTCCTGTGATTTGTATACGCCCCCGCGCTTACTGGCCCTCCACAGCCGGTTTATGCTGGGAGGGTATGGCATCAAGATTTTCAGCACGTTCGGCCTCCCTTGCGAGGTGAAGAGTGTTGGCGACATGCGCCTCGTCGGTCCTCAGAAGGAATGCAATCTGGCTGGTATCCATGCCCTGACGGAACCATGAAAGGATAATCTTCAGCCGTATGCGTGGCCTACGTTTTTTCATAGATATCAGGTCTCAGTACATGGCACGGGATTCCTGTGTGTCGCGAGATAGCCAGAGCATGTCTCACCGGGATTCTGGTCCAGCGGGAGACTGCCTGATCGGTGATCTGGAGGTACGCGGCCAAGGCCGAGGCTGTTCCAAACCGGCGGATAACGTCCATAAGGACAGGGTGTCGATCCATCTTCATGAACGCAATATACAATTTTTGGTTAAAAAGTAAATAGGGGGTTGACGAATATGTGTGGCAGCCCTATGTTAGGTTCACCCTACTACGGGAGATGGGAAATGAGAAAACTAGCACCGACCACATACGTCATAGAAGAATACGTGCCTCCGGGCATGAACGGGATCATGGTCCTTGAAGCCAGCCTAAGCATCGAAATCGGCTATGATGACGAGCCGGTGGTCACTGACATCAACTTCCCCAACCGGGGCATCGGCAATGAGAATCTGCCTTTTGCCTTCATAGTCATGTTGATGCGCGTTATCCAAAATGATGAAGATTTGATGGAAGATATAGAAGAGGCATGTTGCGTCGAATATGAGCGCAACGCATCTCCGTTTAACGGCTAAGGAAAACAGCAATGAAAATGTCAGAGACGATCTGTGAGATCGCAACCGCACTCTCCAAGGCCCAAGGCTTGATTGAGGACGCCACCAAGGACTCCAAGAACGAGCACTTCAAGTCAAAGTATGCCAATCTGGCATCTGTCCGCGCCGCCATTCGGGAGCCACTGGCCGTCAACGACTTGGCTATCCTCCAGTTTCCCCGTGCCATACAGGGCGGGGTCGAGGTTGAGACGATGCTGACCCATAAATCGGGTGAGTATTTCTCTGAAGTCCTGTTTATGCCGGTGTCAAAGTATGACGCGCACGGTATTGGCTCGGGTATTACCTATGCTCGGCGTTATGGGATCATGGGCATTCTGTGTGTGGCTTCTGACGATGACGACGGCAATGCGGCTGTTACCGCTGGCCCCGGTGTTAACCCAATCAAGGCACCGGCTGTAAAGGCCGAGGCAGTTGTCACGCCTCCTGAACTGATGGAGGAAGGTACCGTCCACGCCAAACAAGGTATGACCGCCTTGCGTCTATGGCATGATGAACTCCACAAAGATGATAAAGACCTGATCTCTGCGGATGCCCGTGCTGTCCTTAAGGCCATTGCCACCGGTTCTGATAAAGCCCGTGCCAAAAAGGCGTCCGAACAATGAACCAGTTTATGGAGCAACACACCGACGAGTGGCACAATGCCAGACTTGGAAAGGTGACAGCATCACGGGTTTTTGATGTTATCACCAAGACCCGATCTGGGTACTCTGCCAACCGCGCCAAATACATGGCCGAATTGCTTTGCGAGCGTCTGACAAGAAGGCAGGGGGACTTCTTTAAGAACGCCGCAATGGCGTGGGGGACGGAAACGGAACCGTATGCCAGAGAGGTATACGAGACTGACACGGGCAGCCTTGTCATTGAAACCGGATTCGTCCCTCACCCTACCATCCCAATGTCGGGAGCGTCACCAGACGGCCTTGTCGGGGATGATGGACTGATAGAGATTAAGTGCCCCACTACATCCACTCACCTCGACACCCTAGCCAGTGACGAGGTTCCACCCAAATACATGGCGCAAATGCAGTGGCAGATGGCCTGTACAGGTCGCAAGTGGTGCGATTTTGTCAGCTATGATCCTCGTGTACCGGCAGAATTCCGAACCTTTTCCTGCCGGGTTCTTCGTGACGAGGCTATGATTTCCAACATGGAGACTGAAGTTTCCAAGTTTTTGGCAGAGCTTGACGCTAAGATTGATGGCCTCAAGGCTAAGTATGGGAGAGACTTCTAATGGCATACGAACAGCGTGATCTCAGCGGCGCAATCTTCAAGAACGAAAAGCGCACAACCGACAACCACCCGCAACTTACTGGCAAGGCCCTGATCGATGGGGTCGAGTACTGGGTCAGCGGATGGACCAAGAAAGACAAAAACAGCGACACATGGGTAAGTCTGAGCTTTAAGAAGAAGGAACCTAGGGCATCAGAGTCCACTACCGGCGGATGGGATGACAAAAAGAGCACCGCATCCAATCTAGGGGACGAGGACATCCCCTTCTAGTCTTGAAACAATGGTAACAAAAATGGATGAGAACCTTCCTATATCAGAGCAGTATCGGATAATTGCCAAAAAGTGGGTAGACGCAGAATCTGCGGCGTCTATCCTTGAGGAGACAAAATCCAGCCTCCTTGCCAATATGATGATTCAGCAAGGCGACATCCCTGTCAGTAGGGCAGAGATGAAGTCCAAAGCGTCTGAGTCGTGGCGTGAATTTTTAAGGGATATGGTTGCCGCTAGGGAAGCGGCCCTAAAACTAAAGGTCCAGCTTGAATACATCAGGATGAAATTCCACGAATGGCAATCTGCGGAAGCTACCCGTCGCGCCGAAATGAAACTTTAGGGGGACACAATGAGCAAAGATAGGGAAGAGCGTACACTCAGCGACAACGAAATCCAGCTTAAGGACGAGATTCTTGAAACTCTCGGAGGGGAGTTAACTGAGGAATCTGTCACGGCTTTGGCAGCAGCTATGGTCGAGCTTATTTGCCTAACCGCACCGAACCTAGCAGCCGCTCTTGAAGCAGCAACCTCCATCGGGCTCTCTCTGATAGATGTTATCATAAAGGCGGATAAGGGTCGGGTGTGCCGTTGGCATGAGGACTACCCAGTCCAGTGAAGAGGGTACGCCTCACCGCTAAAATGCGCGTCGATATATTTTTGAGACATGATGGCATATGCCATATGTGTAAAACAAAAGTAATACCGGGCCAAGAATGGGATGTTTCACATGAAATACCTCTTGAGGCAGGAGGCTCTGACGACGCCAATAATTGGCTTGTCGCTCATCGCACTTGCCATCGTGAACACACTTCTAAGGTAGACATGCCTCTTATCGCCAAGGTGAAGCGGCAGAGAGCAAAACACCTTGGTGCCAAAACGCCATCCAAATCACCGATGCCGGGGAGCAGAAAGTCTCTCTGGAAGCGGAAAATGGACGGCACAGTTGTCAGACGAAACGAAAACTGAAAGAGGAGAAAAATGAGGTTTCTTGTAACGATGAATATGCCAGCCGCGAGCGGCGCTATGGTGCATCAGTTAACTCTGGACCACCCCTCAGAGTCATGCGAGGCTCTGCTACGGTCCATGAACAGTGAGGAGTTCCTGCTGTTCCAAATGCACTACCGCCGGAAAACAGAAACCGGTGAAAGCTGGTGGGAAGATCGTGGCGAAACTATCATCAACACGCATCACATCGGCAAAGTGCAAGAATTTATCGACATGGAGGAACACGGAAGTGACGAATCACAAGGACGTTTTGGCATCCGCCGACGCAGTCTTGAAGCAGCGCGGGGAGCAGTACGGACCAGCCGACTCGATGTTTGACCGGATCAGCATCCTTGCCAGCGTTATCCTTAACAAGCCAATCTCGGCCTACGATGTTTCCATGATCATGGTTGCGTTGAAGCTGGCTCGTATGCAGGAATCCAGAACATACGATGACAATTATGTGGACGCGATTAACTACCTAGCGTTCGCTGCCCAGTTTGCTTCTTCTGAAGAGTCGATTGGGGTCGCGGTCGAGGACGATATCAAGTCCAAGGTAGTGAATATTGGCACGGCAAAGATAGACGTAAAACCGGCTGACATAAAAATTGTCATGGAGTCAAAATAGAAAAACATGGTGGCGGCTAACATGTCGCCACCAACTTCCCGACAGGAGAAACCAATGAAAATCAATATCAGGGACTTTGACGCTACCATCATAAAAATGTGGAGTGAGGGCAGCACCGGCCTTATGATCTCTGCGGAGATTGGATTTACCAGAAGCTCTGTTATGAGCCGGATATCAAAACTCCGTGCCAAAAAAATCATCAACGGGCCGATCCTTGATGCTCGCATGGATGCCATCAGGGCGCTTGTTGCAAAGGAAAACAGTGAAAATAAAACAACTTCACGTTTCAACCAAAACCCTATTGCGCTCCGTGCAGCTTTTGATAGTCTGAACCCAAGCAAGGGAGGGCATGTAGGATACGACGGGCTAACCAGTAAGTCGTGCCGATACGTCATAAACGAGGGGAGTGCAGCCGAGTATCTATTCTGTGGGGCAACTAAAGAAAAAGGCTCATACTGCCAACATCATCACAATCTCTGTTACGTTCCAAACTCAACATTGAGAGCTAAATCGTACCGAGACACTAAATGGTAAAACAGAATGTCAGAAAGCGACCTATCCACTATTTGGCTTTTAGGGGCCGTGCCAAAAGCATCTACTTTCAATGACATAAAAATTCAGGTCTGCAAAGAGTTCCGCCTTCCAGTGGAGTTGTTCGACAGCCCTGATCGAAGCCGAGCCATAGCAGCAGCTAGGCGTTTGGCATGGTGGCGAGCAAGGCAGTCTATGGATGCCAGTTACCCGCAACTTGGGGTGTGGTCTGGGGGCAGGGATCACACAACAGTCCATCACGGTGTCAAGCTGCTGGACCACCTGTTCCAAGGTTCAGAATACAAAGAACTATCTCGCAAACGGATACATGCCCGGAAGCGTTGGCAAGAGAAGAAGTCTAGGGGTGACATATGACCCATTACCCAGCATTTATGGCAAGAAAGGATCAGATATGATCGATATCAATAAGAAATACCGCACACGCGACGGTCGCGAGGTTCGCATCTACGCGGTGGATGGTGGCGGGATGCACTCTGTCCACGGTTCAATTAAAACTAGTGATGGCTGGCGTTCTTTCACTTGGCCTTCCGATGGACGTATCACATGCGACGAAAACTGTGGCGACTTGATTGAAGTAAAGCCGCGCATCCAGCGGACGCTGTGGGTCAATGTGTTCCCCAATGCGACAACAGTGTATTTGCACAAAAAGGACGCAGATATCTACTCCGGGTCTTCTCGCCTCGCTTGTGTTAAGGTCGAGATCGATTGCGAGAAGGGCGATGGGCTATGAAAGAAGAACAGGACGATCTGACGCTGGTCTATATGTTTGGCTATAAAAACGGGAAGGACAGCCTGAAACCTGAGATCGAGCGATTGTTGCTGATCGAGCAGGGCGCAGCGAACTTGTGTGACAAGTGCGGTTGGCGCATGAAATTCCCCAACGAAGAATGTCGTAACTGCGAAAACGAAAAACTACGGGACGAGATCGAGCGGTTGCGGGCGGGGCTGTTAGAAATTATTCAAAAAGATGCGTTAACCGGAGAAACGGTTTTCGTTGGAGACTTTGGCAAGATTGCCCGCGCCGCGCTTGAAGGGGAGAAGGCCGATGACTGACGAAGAAGCCTTCAATATTCTGCAAGTAGCAGAAGACATGTCACACAAAAACTGGATGCACTTCAAGCTTCTGTACAACAACAAGTTCAAAGAAGCGGAATATCGCATCAAAGAGCTGGAAACGGCTCTGCGCCGTATTGCTCACGCCCCGCATGGTAAAGTCTACTGCGCGGATGGTCACGAAGAGGCTGTGCTGATTGCCCGCGCCGCGCTTGAGGGGGAGAGGAAAAATGGCCCTGTTTAGAGACCACCGAAACTGGCTTGAGGACTCTATGGATACCGTGCGAGAGGTGGCGAGCATTGATGATTTAATACTTGATTTGCAGAAAGGGCTGCGCTTTTTTGACCGAGACATTGCTAAAGATCAAGTAACCATTAAGCCATACTGTTACGACAACCGCATTGGATGGGACACTTATATCGTTATCGTTGAAGGATACGGCGTTTACGGGTTCACCGATGGGCCGCTTAACGATACTATGGAGAAGACAGATGATGCTGAGACTTGACCCGCCGCTGCCCGTCGTGACGCCAAAAGGGAAAGGTATGGCGCATGTCCTGATTGATTATGGGGTCGATTTCGATTTATGCTGGGTCGTCTTTCAAGATGACAGCCAATGCTGGACATGGCGCAACCAAGATATCCGTGCAGAAACAAACGTAACATTCGGCAGGAAATAAGATGATCATTCCCGGACAGAAGATTGAAGGTCTACGGGCCATACAGCCATTCACTGAACGTACAGTCGCGCACGGCATGAGCTATGGTGTCGGCCCTGCTGGATATGATGTCAGGATCAAAGATGCCACGGTTCTTTGGCCCGGTAACTTTGCGCTGGGCGTCACGTTAGAGCAGTTCGACATGCCAAATGACATCATTGCATTCGTGCATGACAAATCGACATGGGCGCGTCGTGGTCTGTCTTTGTTCAACACAGTGATTGAACCGGGCTGGAAGGGTTACCTGACGCTGGAACTAGTCAACAACAGCATCGACTTGATCAAGATTCCCGCCGGATGCCCTATTGCCCAGATCATCTTCATGCGCCTTGAGAGCGAGACGCAGACACCCTACCGGGGCAAGTATCAGAACCAACCAGATCGCCCAATCAGTGCGATTATGGAGGTTAAAACATGAAACCAACTGATCACAAAGTTGTGTTGAGGGCGTTGGCCGAACAGGACGGGTGTGAGGCGTCCAAGCGGGCTGCTGGCTACATCGAGTACATCGAAAAACAACTTACCAGCTCTAGGGACTATGCGGAGAATCTCCGGCGCAAACTGGTCAGGGTCCGCCACCAGCGGGATGAACTGCGGCGTCAACTGATGGAGAAATGTGATGATTGAATATCTTTATCTGGCTTTTGCTATCCCGTTTGTAATCATGGTTTGGGTTGCGGCGGTTGTCGTTTGTCGCATGGCTTGGAGGGACTTTTTCAATGATTGAAATTCTGCTTTTTACTCCCCTGATTGTCGCCGCATGGATGCTTGGCGCGGCTATTATTCTTTTCATCGTGGCAGCACTTTGGGGATGGATTCGTGGTTGATGAGCTTGCTAAGATAATCTGCTTCAACATCGATATGCTCTCGTCATGCGAGGACCCTTGCATAACGTGTTCCCGTCAGGCTGAAGCGGCCATCAAGTTTATTGAAAACTGCAAAAACGCAGAGAGGAAAAAGAATGTCATCAAACTTACCCGCATGGACACCAGAACAGATCGTGGCAGCGAGGAAGGTATACCGTAGGAACGGGTCACTGTCCGACGCAATGGAGGCTATGGGGGAGAAATCCCTTGGCAAGGGCGGCTGTAGAAAGCGGCTGACCGCCTTGGGAATGAGGTTCCACGACAGGCCAAGCACACACCTCAGCACCAGTAAAATCTCAGACCCAAGTTACAAAGAACACACCTAGCCTACTTAGTCGGCCTTGAGGAGTTTAATGGTTCCTCAAGGTCGATTGCATTAATATTCCACAATCACGATACCGGACCCGCCAGCGCCGCCAGTGCCGGGGCCACCACAGCCGCCGCCACCACCCGCGCCTGTGCCGGGAGCACCCGCACCCGCAGTGTTAACAGCATTTGTACCAACCGCCCCCAGACCACCGCCGCCAAATATTGAACAGCCGCCACCACCCCCGTTACCCGCCACAGTTCCACTGACGCCACTACCACCCCCACCCGCGCCGCCAGTGAAATTAATGTCACCTCCTGTTGCTGTTCCGCCAGCACCACCGGGTCCGGGATTGTTGCTAAAAACTCCGGGAGACACTCCGCCCGTTGCCGAGCAATAAGCGCCGAAAGATGAAGTGACTCCGTCCGTGTTAGCCGCACCGCCCGTTCCAACAGTGACAGCAACCGTACCGCCCGGTGTAAGACCCGTAATTACCTTGATGGCTGCGCCACCAGAGCCACCGCCACCTTGAGATGTGCTGTTGGATGCTGTTCTGCCACCCGCACCGCCACCGACGACAGTAACCTTAACTTTTGTAACGCCAGCCGGGACAGTAAATGTGCCACTGGATGTAAACGCCTGAATGCTAGAAACTGACGATGCGGCAGCCGAACTGACCCACGCCGAACCGTTGCTGGTAAGTACGTTCCCGGATGTGCCAACCGCAGAGAGTCCCGTCCCACCATATGCGGCAGTTACCGGCGTCGTCAAAGCAATATTCGGTGTCAATCCACCCGTGGACGTAATCGGGGCTGTGGCAGTTACGCTGGTAATGACACCGCCAGCGGCTTCCGCATACACGGACCTGATGTTGGTTCCGTCACTGGATATGATTGTTGGCTTGTTTCTCTGAATGACAACACTTGTCCCGCCAACAGCCGACGCAATCGTAACTGTCCACGGGCCAGTGCTGCCGCTGTCAGTTGTTGTGTTGCTGACGATCCACTGCCCACCGACTATCCTAGGTGGAGAAGAAGATGGGATTATTGGGAGGGTATATGTAACATTTCCTGTTATAACGCCAGAAATTGACAGCGACAGTGACCTGTAATCCGCAGCCGCCAAAGTAACCGAGCCAGAAGTTGCGGTCAGGAGGGTGACCCCGCCGAACGCTTGATCGATAATGTCCCAGTCCAAATTGACAGGGGTGCTCCATGTATCAACAGCATCGCCGTTGGCGGGTTTTTCGATGGTTTTGTTTGGCGTATACGAGGAAGCCATGAATCAACCCTCAAGGTTTTGGTTGGCGACTTGAAGCGCGCGAGCGATACGTTCGTCATCTACGTTCAGGAGCTTTTCGGTCCCACTGTCGATGCTCTTTTTGGCACGGCTTACCTCGGCAATCAACCGATCTGACACGCGGCCACCGGACTTACGACCGGGACGAATTGTCAGCGGCTTTGGAGCCTGATAGTACGGCTCAGGTTGTCCGGGACCACCTGTGACGGCTTCTCCGGGCAGTTCCCACGCCTCCGGGTTTCTGACAAAAATACCCGGCTTGGCTTCAGGGCGCACTTTTGGAGCACCGTAACGCTCTGAACTTCTGGCAAAACCTGTTCTTAAAACATTAGCTGTGCCGCTCAGAGCCTCTGATCCAAGGTATGTTGCCGCTGCGACAACACCCGAAGCATTATGGTATCCAACAATAGCAGACGCTCCAGCCGCCCCGGCCCGCCAAAGAGCCTTCAGGATCAAGCTACTTTTGTCTTGATCAGGAACCTTCTTGGCATTGATAATCTTGATGGATTCGGACAACCGGCGAAGGTCTGATACGGATGGATTGCTACCCGTGCCAGTAAACACCTTCTTTGCGATAGACCCGTTTTCCGAAAGAAACTTGTCAATCGACAACGACAACTTTGACAAATCGCCACTAGTGTTAAACACGCGGCTGCGAATTTGCTGGTTTACCGTGTCCATTGCTTGTGGGTTGTTGGACAGTGCGCGCTGTAAACGCTCGTACATATCCAGACCAGTGGTCTTGTTTAAAAGGCTGGCATTCAAAATTCCATTTGCGGCCTCGGCTGACCCCTGAGATAGGTTGTTTGTCATTGACCGGGCTTTTTGATCAACCATCTCAGCCATCATCTGGCCGAATTGGTTTCCAGCCTTTCCTGCGCCCTTGTTGTCATAGAACTTGCCACGGTAGTCCTCCCACATGCTCCGTGCTTTGCGAAGCTGGTCTACGGCATCTCTTCCGTTTCCGGTAAATAGGTTCTTCTGGACGGCATTGTTGATGGCATCATCAAACCCATCAATGACCTGACGCACACCCTTTGCATCTTTGCCCACTGCATCGCTTAAATGGATATTCAGTTGTTCTCTGACTAAACCAAGGTTTTTCATGTCAAATGGCTTACTAGCATTAGGAAGGTTACCAGCGGCTACGCCATTTTCAATAAACTTTCTAGCTTTCTCGGTTTCAGAAAAAAGGCTTCCCGCATTTTCAAAAGAAGTTGGAATTCCCTTCGCACTAAGCTTTCGATCAATAGATGGCAAAAACTCGTCAGCAGCATTTGCGGCAAACTGTCCGGGTATTTTTTCTGCAACGCCATATTGTGCCTGAGCAGCCTTACGCTCAGCCCGTTCAGCAGCATGAAGAATCTCAGCAGCAGCCGTTGGTGATGCCGGTGCCGCACCCGCAAGCCGGTCGGCTGTCTCAGTAAGGGTTTCTTGACCTCTAGTGGCCGCAGTCTCGCCAATGTTGGCAGCAGAAGCTGGTGGTGCCTCACCTGTGACAAGACTTTTGGTTGGGGTCACGCCCTCTTTGGCAAGGAGTGCCTCACGCGCAGCCGCTTCACTGACGCCCTTTTTGTTAAATGTATCAACGAGGTTTGACTTAAACGAGTCAATGTCCTCCGGTGACATCTTGCCTTTAAACGCCGATTGGATTGCCCGTTCAGCTTCCGCAGTAAGATTGCCCGCAGCGTCAACCGGTGACGGGTTGTTTCGAAAATACCGACCCAAAGTAGGGATTACTAAACTTGCAGCAGCGCCGATACCCGTGCCAATAGCAGCGTCCTTAACCGCCTTCATCGGATCGAGGCTTTCAATGCCAGATGACACGCCGCTAAGAACACCAGAAGTCAGGCCCGATGCGCCAATACCAGCCGCCTTCCCTGCCGTTTCACCAAACTTCGCAGTTGCGGCAGTTTCAGCCGTCTTCCCAAGAGTCCCAAGTGGCCCCAACGGGACAGCCAGCCCACCTATCAGACCACCAGCCGTGCCCACCGTTGACGCGAGTTGGTTTTGACGGGCTAAAGCCTTTTCGTATTCTTTCTGAGCCCTGTACGTTTCAAGATACGGTTTGCCCTCCAAGAGGGATGTACCCGCTGCAACAACATGCGACGGAGCCTCAAAAAGTGCAGTATTAGCAAGAGGATAGAGGAACGCCTTAACACCTTCTGGAACGTACCCAGCACTTTTGTCTAGAAGCGCCCGATCCTCAACAAAGTGTTTTTCTCCCTCGCCAAGTGGGATTGGACCTTGCGGGATAGCTAGGCTGGGGATGTTGGACAGCGCCGATGATATGCGCGATGAGCGACGGTCCTCTTTTACTTCTGGAAATGAAGCAAAATCGTTGTGTTCAGCAGGAACTTCAGGGAAGGCATTCCAATCATCGGCCATTATGGAACCTTTCGAGTAATGCCATTTGGATCAATGAACACGGTGCCGCTGGGAAGCTTTTTGGCATCCTCAACTGATTTTACCTGAACAGGTGCTGCCGGTGCTGCGGGCTCGTTCGATGCTGCGGGCGAAGCTGGTCTTGCAGTCGTAGTGGCCGGGGTTGCCGGTGCAGTAGCCCCAGTCTTTTTACCACCCGTAGGATCGTACCCATACTCACCGTATGTCTGATACAGACTACGTTTGATATCAGGTGACATGTCCTTAAATGAGGGAATGCTGTTCAATCCTTGAGCAACGTGTGTTTTGATGTTCGGTGCATTATTCCGATCATATTGCGTAAGGAATTGAGCCGGGGACATCCGAGAATGTTTATCTGTGTAGGCAGTATCACGTTGGTGAATGTAGTCCATTTCGCCAAGCGTCCTACCGATTAGGGCATATGTTGCTCCCGGATCAAGAGTCGGCGCAGCTACCGTTTGTTTCAAGGTATCCATACCGGCCTTTGGAGCACGAAGGAGATTGTCTTGAGCAATCTGACTGACAACTTCTGTCATTGCAATTTTCATTGCTTCGTCAAAATTGCCAGCATCGGCTGATTTGGCAAAGTTTGATCCAAAGATTCCTTTACCCCAACTATTAAGTTCAGCCATTGCAGGAGCAGCACGGCCACCAGCATACTGGCTATAAATGTCAGCAAGCCGTTCAAGGTTTGCACGACGTAAAGCGTATCCCTCGTTACGTTTTGTAATTTCCTTCAAATAATCGCCGGATTGAGCGACAACTTGACGATTGGTTTCCTTGTTAATGTCTCCTTGGTAGTCCGCCGCCTTGTCAAGAAGGGTATCCAGCCGGGTCCGTTCTTGCTGGGCAAGGGCGTCAGCCTGTGTTGCCCCCGCAGAGTTACCCATTGACGACAGTTTGGCAGACCGATCCTTAAAGAAATCAATCTTTTGCTGAATCTCAGCCGCGTTGATTCCAGCCTCTTTGGGGTTCTTGGCATAATAGTCGCGCAATTGTCCCAAGTTCATTGTGGACAAGTCAACGACACCGGTACTTGTTCCCTCAGTGCTTGCAGCGCCTTCCTTTTGCTTTCCGGGCTCTACCGGCTTTTCTGTCCCCGTTGTCGGTTCCACGGTACCCTGCGGTTGCGTACCCGGTTTAACCGTTTGCTGACCGGGTTTTTGTGTGACAGGGGGGCCGACGCGGGAATCCGAGACTGGACCCAATCCGTACTGTTCTGGATCAAGGCCCATTTTCTTAAACATAATGGCCGTTGAGGACCGAATCTGATCTGGGGTAGCATTTGCGCCGGTCAACTTGTTGTGGAACACCACATTGTTGTTGGCATCAAGGCTCTCAGCATATTGATTCTTAACGATATCAAAGATGTTTTTAGCCATCTCCATGTTCTGTTTACGGTTTTCCGTATACCCACCGACACCGCCGAGGATACCTTCACCGATAGCCGTGCCAAGAAACGGACTCTTGGAGGCCAGCATTGACCCTATGAATGACAGGGCAGGAACCACATAATTTGAAGATGTCAGTTTGTCGCCAATCGAGTCAAAGAGACCCGGCTCTTTATTGCGGTACTGAGCTTCGCTTGCACCCTCTGCCGGACGGTCAGCATTACCAGATGATACACCCGGTTTTTTGAGAGCTGCCCACGTTGAGGACAAGGCTCTTTTGATTTCTGGTGTGACACCGTTTTTCTGAAGGTCTTCATCTAAATCGCGACCGGTGTTTGCTTTATAATCATTAGACGCAAGAGCCCAAGTTGCGGCATCTTGATACGGTTTTGTCATAGGAGCGCCACCAGTGGTGCGGTTCCATGTGTCGTATATAAACTGACCAGCGCCAGAAGCTGATGACGTTCCGCCCTTTGCGGGCTTCCGACCCGGATGTGGCCCGTTGATGTCAAAAGTTTCCTCTCCGCCATTTCGAATGTCATAACGGCCACCACTTTCGGGGCCGTAGATGGCATTGATCATCTCTTGGCGATGAGCGGGCATGTCTTCTTTGTTCTGAGGTGCAATCTTGTACCGTGGTGCGGCTTCTCGGTCCTCGGCAGGAACAACAAGACCCGGTTCCACTTTTACCGGAGCAGAAGCCTCAACCGCGCCAACCGCTGGCAAGTCAGCTTCCGCAGAATAATCAGGGATGACAGCTTCAACCGTAGCTGGAGAACTACCGACGACGTTCCCGTCCTCACCGTCATGGTGCTCGCGCGGCACCAGACCACCTTGGTAGTAGCTGTTTTGGTTAGCCGCATCCTGTGTGGCACGATGATAATCGACCATCTTCAGGCCGCGACGGTCTTCCGCCACTGCTTCAGGGTGGGTCCTTTCCACGTTCTGGGCCAGAAGCCCCAGTTGGGTTTTGCCATCGCCAAAGTCGTAACGATAGATAGGCTGACCGTCGTGAAGCTCGCCAACCTGTTCCTTGTTATGTTTGACACGCTCGTCTGACATTGCCATGAGCATTGGCAGGAATTCCATGATGGCACTACCGGCACTGGCTACCGCACTAGCGGCCCCGGCTGCATTCTTGATGTCACCCATCGTGCTGCTTTGTTGGCCCGGAAGCTGTCCGGGTTTGATCATCTCGTACTCTTTATCACCGTCCTTAAGGACATCCGCCAGCGGGTCGGCACTCGGTGCATATGGGTTGATTTCACCGCCGTCAGCATAACCGCGTGGCACAAGGCCACCCTGAGCAAACATGGCAGAAAAGAAGTCAGTAGCCTTCCCAGCGATATCACCCGCCGCGCTACCCATATCCTTGACGCCCTTGGCCGCGTTAACGACCCCGGCAGCATCCTTGATGTCTCCCATTGTTGTGCTTTGGGAAGGAAGTTGACCCGGCTTAATCAGTTGATGACTGGCTGGTGCTCCGCTCTGGATGGCACTACCAAGTGGGTCGCTGCTGGGTGCGTAAGGATTGATGTCTCCGCCAAGAGCATACCCTTGTGGGACCAAGCCGCCGCGATAGAAATCTTCTCCGGGGATGTAAAAACCCGCGCCAGTGCTGTCAAACGCATTTGGCTCGTACAAGTCAGAACTGGTCTTAACTGCGCCTTCCGCCCGTACATCTGGGTTAACCTTGGCGGGTTCGGTCTTTGCCACAGTGGTCGCTGCTGGGGCAGGAGTTTTTGCGGTTTCTTCTGGCTTCTTCTCAAAAAGCTTACCAATGTCAGTCTTGGCCTCTTTGCCAAACTTGTACATGTCGGCAATGCCCTTACCCGTGCCAATAGCAGACGCCAAGTCAGACTGACGTTGAGCCGGGAGTCCGCCAGCAGTGGCAAGTTTTGGCACGGGAAGGTTTGCCGATGGGATGATCCCGCTCCCACCCGGAGTACCGGCACCGGCACCCTTGCTCCCATACAGGCCAGACTGTCCAAACGGACCAAAAGACTGCTGCTGCGCTGCAAGAATGGCACGAAGGTCTTCACCGCTGACCAACCCGCCGCCGTCAGCATACCCGCCACGAGAGAACTCACCCGGAGCATTGACCGCACCGCCCATAGACTGATGGGCCATTTCAGCCGAATCATCCGTGGCATTCCGATAGTCAACCTTGAGGTACCCACTCTGGGGGTCCTGCTCGACAGCTTCCGGCTTCCGATCCAGCACATTTTGCGCGATCAGACCCAGTTGTGTTCTGCCATCACCGTAATCGAACCGATAGATCGGCTGGCCGTCGTAAAGCTCACCGACATGCTCAATGTTGTCTTTGAGGCGTTCGTCAGAGAAGATCGAACCCGGCTGCGTCGTGGTCGTGGTCGAACCAGAAAGAGCACCAGTTCCCATCGCGATATTGGCAAGGAATTGAGCCTGTTGGTACGGATACCCACGCTCCTGAAGGAATTGTTGATACTTGGCAGTGTCCAAGGCTTGGTTTGTTTGCTGTTCCGCAGTACCGGCAGCCAGTTTTGCCTGAGCGCCTTGGAGAGCCGCGCCCTGAGCACCCGTGCCAAGAGCCGCAATTTGCTGACCACCTTGCAATCTACGGGCAAGATCGGACGCCACAACGCCCTGTTGTCCAGTTGCCGTCTGAACAGCCTGATTGTACCCTTGTTGGTACAGTGGAGCGATAGCCTGTGCTGTTGCAAGTTCCTGCTGACGACCAAGATTTGCCCGCTCTAAACCAACGCGGTCGCCACCGAAGGCACCGGCACGAATAGCCTGAGACTGTTGGGTTGAACGCTCTTGGCCCTGTTGCTGCTGGAGAGCTTTAAGCGTCGGGTCAACAACGGCTTGAGTGTATGGATTCTGGTAATACTGAATTTGCTGCTGGGTTAACGGGCCGACATCTTTTATGCCACCTAACGTCAGGTCCGTACCAGCCTGAAAGTATCCTTGGGCTAGGTTCGATGAGTTATTGATATCTCCAATGGCAGAAGTCTGCGTTGGGGTCAGCCCCGCAACAAACTCTCCGCCATATTGCTGGAATGGAGTCTGAGCAACAGTCTCAGCCCTCGCATTGACCGCGTTGTACCGAGCCAGAACTTCTGGTGGGATTTGGACAGACTGCGTGGATTGAGTTGTCTTGCCGCCACCGCTCATTTAGTTCACTCCGCAGCCGCCCGGTTCGATCCTGTACGAGCATTATACAGGAAAAACGCACCGCTTGGTTTTCCAAATTGACGTTCATATAAGCGAACTTTGGCTTCTGTCCGATGATTGGACAAAACCCCGATAATGAGAGGAATCTCAAGCGTATCAGCCACTTGCTTCGAAAACTCACAAAGATGCCTAGCCCGGCCCCCTTTTGCGCTTCGAAAGTTAGGGTGGATGAAAATCGCCTTCTCCTCAAGAACTTGGCTATCACTGTACCACATAATACCAATCCTGAGAAGGACAGCGCCCTCCAAAGACCCGTCTTTGCCGTCGATTACGCCGACCAGACCCTTGTCCAGATTGAGTGCGGGCCAAATTTCCTTCAGTAACCGTGCCGGATTTGGGGCTACGAACCCATTTTCGTCGCAAGCTGACATGGCAAGGTCCATAACCTTGTGTACGTCACTTGGTGTTCCCATTCGAATTTCTGGCTGTGCTGACATAGTATCCCCTGTTCCTAGTCACGCTTTGGCCCCGGAAGCTTTTGCAGGGTTTTGATCGTCATCGCCCGCATTTTGTTTACAAAATCATCCAGTTCCTCATGGCCGTTATCAATATTCCCATTTCCCATACTTGTCACGACTTCTGGAGAAATGACAAATTCCCCACCGGCAGCAACAATTGGTACAAGCTCCCCGGTATACCCACCGGCAGCAAAGGATGCTGGCGTACCGCCATACTGGTTTGTGATATTGTTCATGATCTTGAACCCAGCCATCGTGTTCCCTTCGCCCATCGCGGAAATAATGTCAGCAGGGATGACATAAGCTCCTGACGGAACGTGCATGGGGAGATGGTCAGTGCGACCGGCGACCGGACTGTGAATCGGACCAACGTGTGGTGTCACTTTGGCAGTCTGAGGAGCGACCTTAGCCGTGCCAAAAGAACCGCCAAATGCCTTTCGGGGCTTCCTAGCCTCGCTCAGGGCAATTGCTATCGCCTGTTTTTGCGGTCGGCCAGACTGGACCAGTTCACCAATGTTGGCGCTGATAACCTTTTGGGAATGTCCTTTGGCGAGTGGCATGGCTTATCCCAACGAGTAAGTGACATTGATGGACTGCCCGGTGCCGGGCGTAATGACAAGTCCGCTTGTGAACACTTGACCGGATCGATAGATGCCAACCGTGGCTGGCGTTGCCATAAGCGCAGACGACGCTGGCACGGATGTCGATGCCGTGTAGTTGGAAACCAGACCAGACGCGCTCCCCGCCACCACCACAGAAACATTCACGAGGTAGCCCTTGCCGGTAACCACAAGCGTTGCTGCGGTGACTGTGGCTGATGTGACCGTGCCAAGCCCACGCAGGGTTGCCTGACCAAGCGTATTGATGGCAACGACGCCGTTCTTTTGGGCGGTAAGAATGTCATCAAGTGATGCAGCCATCAGTATTTCCCGTCAGGTTGTACGCGATAACGGATATTCCCAAGACGCCAAAATGACCCGATGTCGTTGCTTTCAATCTTGATTGACACAAGGCGACCCCGAAAACGAGGGGTGATGTAAGTTGTGGCCTCAATCAGCGTATACGGACCATATTGTTTCGGTGTCTGGCCCGGAAAATCCGTCACATAGAATGTCAGAAGGACGTTAGCTCCTTGGGCACCACCGTAGTAGCCCCACTTCATATCCGGCCAAACTTGGTCCACAAACATCTTCATGTCTGCTTCGTTCAGGACAAAATATCCGGTCTGGAATGACGATGTCATTGCAGTGCCGTCACTGTCCGTCGATGTTTCATGTTGGTATATATAGGTGCTCGTATCCGCGCCAATAGGCGGTCCAAGAACCGACTCATTGATCCATGCCGTCCGGGCAAGCGACCCGAAATCCCATTGATCAAGAATTACGTTATATTTGACATAATGGCTGACCTCGCCGCCGTTGCTCTTGGTCGGGTAGAACCAAGAAATCTCGCCAAACCGGCTGTTGGCAGCAATTCGGATTTTGTCATATTGCGCCGTATCAAGGTCTTGGAAAATGACATCCCAAATTGGACACCTGATTGGCTCCGGGCCGCTACCGCTCATCCGATAAAACTGGCTTTGGCCCATCCAATAAACGATGCCGCCCATTGATGTGGCAGCTTTCTCACCGATTAGGCCGCATCCGGTCCCTAACTCATTGAATTGATAGATGTACGGCTGTCCGACGTACTGCATCGCCCAGACACCAAGGTCTGTCCAGACAAGTCCCTGTTGGGCTGCTTGGATGCACTGGATGACGCGCGATCCCTTGGGAATGCGGTAGGACCCAGCTTGGTTCGTAAGCGCCGGAATCCACTGGTCATAGTTCTCAACATCGCACCAACGGATTAAAAGAGGGTCCGATATGCCGGTAAAGGTGCTGCCCCATGCCACAATTTGACGCTGCGGCATGGCAACAAACGCGCCCTGATTGGTAGACGGTGCATTTACAATGATCTGGGCTGTTGGGTTCCCACTTGTAGGGTCCCATTGGAAAATTGGATCGCCCTTGGGGTTTGCGATGAGGATTTGGCCCCAGTTGTCCAAGGTCCAATCTGTGGCATTGATCGGAGTACCGGTGATAGCTATTGGCGGTATACCCGTGCCATAACTGCCTCTTCCATACCCACCGATGCCGTATCCAGTCCCCGCAGGAAGAGGGCCGATGCCGATATAGTAGACGTAATGGGCGTTGCCGCCGTTCATGTATCCAGTTGTTGTCGATGAGGCTTTGTTTTGGGCTGTGATGACAAACGTGTTCGTTGTCACACTTAAGACTGTGTAATTTCCATAGAATGTAATGCCGCCGACAGTCGTTGCGACAAGAACCGGGAAGGTAGCTCCGGGGAAATAATCGTGGTTAGCCAGCGTGACTGTTACCGAACTGGATGAGCTTGTTGTGGCAAATTGTGGAACCAAGCCAAAGGGCGCTACCGTTGTGGTAGACGTTGCGTAATCTGGCTCACCCAAAACATTTGTGGCAAGAATTTTATAAGTGTTTGCTGCACCACCGGGATTGTAGCATTGGTACTGACCAAACAAAATTAGCCCGCCGACGCTGATCTGCGTCTGGATGTCTACGACGGTGTATGCGTTTGCGTTACGCCCCGCATCGGTAATCGTGACTTCATTGCTACCGGAAACTGTTTCTGCTTTTAAGGCAACATTGACCGTAGTTGTTTGAGGAGTGAGGTCAACCGCGCCACCAGAAACAATAGCTTCAAGCGCGCCGCCGCCGCCAGCCGGGACGCCTTCTGCCCCAACGCCGAGATAAGAGTTGCCATTTGTATCTTCCCATGCCCAAAGGCACCTAACAATGGAGCCGATGGTATTCGCATAAAACTTTGTCCAGCCACCAAGTTTCTGAACTAACCCGCCCAAAGTCCTGTCCGGGACAAAACGAATAAGCTGACTTTCCGAGATAGCCGCCTCGTTGAGAGCCGGTGTCTTCGTCTGGTCAACCCCCGGAAGAATCTTAAAGGCGCTGTGTGGCATGTGTTAGCCCCGCGATGGTGTTGCGATGGTCGCTGGGGACTGCGAAGACCAACCTGAAGAATCGAACTTCTTGCGAGCCTCTTCAATAACGGCACTCTTCAGCAAAGCTTGATACTGGCTTTCGTATGAAACGGCCATTTGCGGGTCGTCATTGGCGCGGCCAAAGTTCCGTTGGTAGGCGCTGACGTAGATCATCGAGGCCATGATGAAGGTCTCGGGCAGGTAGAGGCTGATGAAGGTTGTCGATGCGCCCTTCGCCACAGATCCAACTGTGGTCGCCGTCGTGGCTGACGTCGAGACCGTGACCGTCGTGAGGCCAGTCACGGTCACAGTGAAGGATCCATTCCATGCTGTCGGCGAGAAGCTGGACAGCCAGATGGTCTGACCAGTTGTCAGACCGTGGTTCGAGGCGAATGTGATATTTCCGCCAGTCGTCGCAGAAATGATCGCAGGCATATATCCGAGAGAGTTCGGTCTGTAGGTGCCCACAACCTCAACGGGATATGCTTGATCCGGCACTGGCCCGACGAAAAACAAAGTCTCGTTAAACGGCACGAAGTACTTTGGCGCGGCTCTGTTAGCCGTAAAGGAGGACCCGTAAACGGCGTCAAGGAACTCCTTCGTTGTGGGAAGGAGAGGGGTTCGGGCGCACAAATCTGGGTCGTTAGTGGTCGATGCGTTGCTGCTTCCGTCAATCGTCCCAGCAGTTGTCATGCTGCCAGTGGTTGTACTGGCATATGACACAGACCCAGCCGACGAGTTCACCACGAGGTAGGTACCGTTGTACCCAGAAGGCACCATCCCAGAGACAACGATTGTTTGACCGGCAGAGAACACATAAGTGCTGGAGTATGTGAGGGTGGCGTTAGTTCCGTTCCCAGAAGCGCCTGTCACGTTTAAAACGGGTGGACCGGTCAACAGGTTGATTTGCTCACTGACAACAAAAGTCCCCGTAGCGGCGTCACTGTTGGAGGACAGATTGATGTTGAACGACAGGTTTCTATTTCCCGGAGTCAAAACAAAGCTGGCACCGTGCAGGGATGTGGAGGTGAACATAAAGTCAATGTCACGATACATCCGGTTTTCGGCGTAGGAAATCATCTGCGGTAGAATCGTCAGGAAGGCCGGGTCCGTCTCCTCAACAACCGCCATTGTCGCGATTTGCGTAATGTAGCTGGTTGATCCAGCCACAGTGCCATCATAGGACATAGGGGTTGTCATATCGGTAACTCCAGTCTTTGTGACCTATAACACATTTAAGCAAATTTAGCATACGCTGAAGCCAGTTTTTGATCATACTGGTTCTTGGCGTACTGAGGGCCGTTATAGCCCTTTGCGAAACCCGCCCAGTTCTTTGAGGCAAGCTCGTCTTGAAGACCGGCATTCTTAATGAAAGACGCCATTTGGCGCACCTGTCCCGCCTCGCTCTCGCAAGCTTCAGACACCATTTCGCGGACTGACGCACATCCAGCCAACTTGTAATTTGACCCCATGATCTGACCCAGACCCCACGAAGTTGACAAAAGAGCAGCCTCTTCATCGATAGCGCAAGCGCGTTCAATTTCTGAGTAAACCGCATCTGAGCCCTTTGGGTACGGTTTTGTTCCCCATTTTTGATAAGCCAACCCTTCAGCCTCTGCATTGGCACGGAGACCCGGAGCGTCCTTTAAATGTTTATAGAAGTGGTGGCGTTCAAAGAGAGCCTTTGGGCGACCGGCCTTGTCAAATCCAGAGCCAGCGGCCTCAACAGCGATCACCGCCCGGAAAGCTGCGGGTTCAACACCTAAGTCCTTGGCAATGCTATCAATTTCAGACTGGTCTAGTTTCCGTGCTGCGCCCGTGAAGTCCATCACTTGTCTCCCGACCTTGCTGCCATTGCGTCAGTTTTGGCCTTTGAGCCAGCCGACGATCCATAATAGAAGTTTACCACGCCCGTCCAAGCCGTCCCCAGCGCACCAAGCATCATCAAGAGGGCTTCCGTGCCATTTTTAGGCATACCATTGATGAGCATCCAGATAAGGATACCAAAGAAACCGACCGTGATGATCAGCGCGAGAATGCGGGGTATCCAGTCATTCGTCTGCATCTGCATCTTGCGAGCACTGTCGCGGTCCCCGGAACTGATGCGTTCGAGGTCAATGTCTAGTTCTTTCATGCGAACTTTGAAATCGGCGTCAATTTTCTTGATCTCGGACAATTGCTCCGGTGTCGCTGACTGGATGGCAGTGGCTACGTCTTCTGCTGTGCCGCTTTCGTGGCCTAAGAGGACGTTGGACAATGTCTTAACTGCCATTCCAGCTAATGGTCCGCCAAGAGCAGTCGCAATCGTGGGTGCAACTTGTCCAAGGAGGGGTCCAAATGTTTTCAACAGGTCCATTTATTTCCCCTCAATGCTGAATGTCAGGTTTTTGTGGTCCGGGTACGCAATCACAACATTGCCTTCTGGGCACTTGTACATGATGCGAGCAATCAACTTCGCGTTGCCGGGAGCGACGCTTTCGGGGCTTTCAACGGTCATCGTGTAGCCGAACTTGTCCACGGTTGGACTAGCCGGGCCAGAAAACTTTGCGACGGACGGGAACGCCTTGTGAACCATGAAATCTGAGTCGCGCACCTCAAGGCTAAAATCTTCAACCGTGCAGTCGTCACGAATTTTCTGACGGGCTACGATAACCTTAAACTGCCCGGAAGCTGGACCGCTGGTGATGCTGAAGTGATCAGCGTCCCACTTAAGAATGTCCTTGGGTGGCAACTTTACCTTATCGTATAGGGAATAACCACCGCCAATCATCGCCATGATCGCAGTCACGGCTGCAACAGGTTTGATGATGGCGTCGGTTTCGATCATTTGTCGGCCTTCGCGTCTAACTTGTCATAGATTCGCTGAACCATGTCCTCTATATGTTTCATTGTTATGTTGAAGTCATCTTTTGATACATACGACTTGGGTAGGTCTACCTCAATTCGGTGAAGGTCGCTTTGAAGGGACTTCACAGCCCCCCAAAGTTCCCTAGCAAGCCACCCAAGAGTTGCTAAGGCCACACCCAGTGACAAGTTTATGGTGGTCTGCATATCCATACTATCCAGCCTTTTGACCATCCGGGTGCATTTCGGCTTGAATATACTCTAAATTACCCTTTAAGCGAAGGTCATCCGGCTCAAAATCTAGTGCTTTTTTGGCCTGTTCTAATGCCAAATCCTTCATCCCAAGGTGCCAAGCAGAGATACTGGCTAGGTCGTGCGCCCAATAGCCCCAAACCGCAGGGTCACAGGTGTACACCAGTTGCTTGTCAATGATCTGAAGCGCCCGCATGGATGCCGCAAAGCACTCCGCCCAGCGGCCCTGACGGTACATGATCATGGCAAGTTCACACCACGGCTCACGGGTATTGGGTGCCTCGCCAGAAGCCATGTAATACCATTTTTCAGCATCAACAGTCTGACCAAGCTCGTTATAACACTTGCCTAAAAGACGCATGGCATAGCAGCGTTCGTTCTGCCATGTGGCACGGGGCAGCTTTAGGTAGCTGTGAAGGGCCGCAATGGCGTCATCCCACCGGGCATGGAACGTCAGTTCACGAGCGTAATAAAAGGCGTTTCGCGGGCAATCGGGGTCTTCTTTGACCGACAACTCCAGCAGATCAAGATACTGCCCACGGCTTTTGGTCGGGTCTGGGTGATGAGAAACGAGCAGAAAGTCCGTATCGGCCCAGACTTCCTCGATTCTTCCGTCAGGTACGGGATATTCATGGCACGGGTGATGCCAGTGGTATCCGTGTCGCGCATGGATTTTTTCGTACTTGAATCGGATTCCGCAGCCCCAGTCGAACATGTACCGGAGACGGGTGGTTTTTCCAAGTTCCCAAACACGCTCAATCTCCTCGCGCCAACCCGGTTCCATCAACTCATCAAGGTCTAATGAGATACAGACATCAATGTCACGAGGAATCAAGGATAAAGCAGAGTTGCGAGCGTGATCGAAGCGCCAAGGAGTAATGCAGATGCTATGGACCACCGCGCCAAAAGAACGTGCCTTCTCTACCATGCCATCTGTAGAGCCTGTGTCAGCAATGAGGACGAGGTCTGCCCCCCTTGCCGACTCCATGAACCGCTCGACAAACTGCTCTTCGTTCTTGCTGATTGCGTAGACACAGATTTTCATTCTTAACCCCCCAAAGTTAAGTCAGACTTGTCGGTGTGACAAATAGCTATTCGGCGTCTGGGGCCGGTGTTTCTTCAATGACAGCCGGGGTTTTGGCCGCAATCTGAGCGTCACCCTCTGCCTTGATTCGTTCAATTAGAACCTGAACTTCTGCATATGGGCGTCCACCCAAAGCCTGAAGGATGGCGTTGACCTCTTCCACCAAGAATTTGAAATTCAGCTCCATGCTCTTCCCCTTTTCAAAGGCCCAACCATTGGGCGGTTTATTTCTACCCGCATCGCCGCGACACGCAAGCGTCAGACCGGCGCACCCTTCACGATGTTCACAAACCGGCTATTCGGCTCCAACGCAATAAATTCATGCGCTTGGCCGGACCTCCAGTCGATAACGTCCCCAGCCCTGCCAACCATCTCCCACCCGTTGCCGTGTACCCTGAAAGAGCCACGCGCCACGATTGTGATGTGGACATCGTCCTCGCCATGATCGTGCATGGGGAGAATATCGCCCACCTCCGGTGCGTCATAGATTGCACCGTTTAGGCTCCCGTAGGTGAGGGGCTTTGTCTGGAGCATCAGGCCACCGTTGGCCCATTGCCACCCAGCACTTCAGAGGGAGGAATAGGGGTTGGAGGGATAGGGCAGGCATCAATTGGGTCATATGCACCCGTATTGATCTGATCAATTATCCAGATGTTTACGGGCGCAGGGTCACCGCTGCGCGCCGTATAGGGAACTGCATTTTCCCAAGTTTTGGTCCAATCATCAAATAGATCAATGGTGCAATTATATGCACCATCCTGCCACCGACAAATGACCGTGAGATTTTTTACATTATCCATTTTTCCCCTCACGCTGTGCGCTGAAACAGATATTGAGTGTAAGTGTCGCAGCCTACTGTTCTAGCTGTGGCGGTCGCGCCGCGACTTCTCCAAGTTCCAGTCAAGGTTGCAGAACCAGAGCCTGTAGAGCTATCAGCAAAAGACCCGCCTCCCCCAGTAGTTGGGGGCGACCAAATCGTCTGGCTTGCGTTAACCAGTCGGCTAACATTAGTGTTAATAACGGCTATATAAGACCCAATCGGGTAACTTGTGTTGTTTTGCGTGGTGCCTGTGTAAAAATCTTGGCTGACAGTCACCGCGCCCGTCGCCCCGGAAACAGTTATGCCGTTGCCCGCAACCAGTGACGTTACATGAGCAGCCCAGCTTGTGACGCCAGCCCCGTCCGTGGAAAGGACGTAGGTGCTCGTCCCCGCCGAAACTGGCAAGGTCATGGTCCAAGCCGCCGAAGCAGACGCGCTGGACTGAATGGTCGTGGAGCGTCCCGCCGCAGCCAGATTGGCAAGTACAAGGGAGCCCGCCACTGAGTTTTGCACACCAAGGGTCAGTGCTGCGGTGCTGATCGTGGCATTGGGGTTGCCCGACACCGCAGTGCCGGTCGCCGCGTAGTAGGTGAGTTGGCCTGATGTGCCGGAATTGACTGTACCACCCCCGCCGCCGCTTGCCGCAATAGAAATAGACCCCGCACCATTGGTAATCGTAATGCCACTGCCCGCCGTCAGCGTTGTGCGGGTAAACCCTGTGCCGTTGCCAATGTCCAGCGCGCCGTTTGCGGGCGTAGAGGAGAGGCCGGTGCCGCCACCGGCAATCGGAACCAGACCCCATGCGGCAGTACCGCCGCTAACGGTTAAAGCTTGTCCAGTTGTGCCAATGGCGAGGTTTGTGGTCGTGCTGCCACTCGCGCCGACAACTATGGTTCCAAGTGCCGTGGTTGTCTGCCCGGTGCCGCCACCGGCAATCGGAACCTGACCCCAAGAGGGCGCGGCGCTCGTTGTCGCGATGAGAACCTGACCCGTAGTTCCGGCTGCGGTATTGCCCATAGCCGTCGTAGACGAACCATAGATAACGCCGTATTGGGTGAGGGCGGTTGATTGTCCTGTGCCACCGTATGCGATGCCGATGGTAGTGCCGTTCCATACACCCGCGCCAATGGTTCCAACGGTTGTCAGAGAGGAAGTGACAATGCCAGAATTAAGCGACGGTCCGGTAAGGGCCGATCCCGCTACTGAGCTTTGAAATGCCAAAGTCCCAAGCGTTCCACCCGTGCCAATATTCAGCGTCGAGGCATCAGTGCCCGCCAATGTCAGCGTGTTGCTGACGGTCAATGTCTTCGAAGTCGTGCCACCGGCAACAGTAAATCCGGTTGCAGCCGCTGTTAGGGTCAGGCCGTTGACACTGGTGGGCGTAATCACACCGAGAGTCAGGCTGATGGCGGGTGTCGTTGTGGGGTTAGCGACCGTACCGGAGACGCCAGCATTTGGCGAAACCGATACAGTTGTAACGCCTCCACCCGTTGGACCAGTAGGACCCGCAACAGTTGAGGCCGCACCTGTTGGACCAGTTGCTCCAACTGCACCCGTTGCACCCGTAGTTCCAGCAGGACCGGTAGGACCAGCAACAGTCGATGCGGCACCAGTTGGACCGGCGGCTCCGGTTGGACCGGTAGTTCCCGCAGGGCCGGTAGGACCGGTAATGGAAGTAAACGCACCACTATCAATCCACGCCGTGCCATTCCAAACGTACAGATGGCTGTCTGACAGAACTAGGTAGGCGTCATTAACCGTGTTTCCTGTTGGGGGAAGTGCTCCAACGGTAGCAACAGACCCCTTATATACAATGGTCCCACCTTGGGAGCCGGTCGGACCAGTCGGTCCCGGAGTAAATGAAGCAGAGCCGGTCGGACCTGTTGGGCCGTTTGTGCCATTTGCACCGGCAACACCCTGAGCACCCTGCGGTCCTGTAGAGCCAGTGGGTCCAATAATGCCCGTGGGGCCAGTCGGGCCATTGGGGCCGGTAGGTCCAACGTTTCCTTGAGCGCCCTGAGCGCCCGTGGGGCCGGTAACGCCGATGGGGCCGGTTGGGCCTGTTGCACCGATGGGGCCGGTTGGGCCTGTTGGCGCGGCAGGAGCTAGATTCGCAATTTGCTGGGAGGTGACGCGGACAGAGGTTCCAGACTGGACGGCCTCAAGCTGCTCTGTTCCGGTGAGGGAAGTAGCAACGGGGAGGTTCGGGATTTGCACTGAAGCCACGGTTCTACCTCGTCAACGGTTTGAACGTACTATACCCTAATTTCTGAAACTTTCACCCCATTTATCAAAGGGTTCCAGTCTTAGGAATCTCAGTGAACCCATACGGCACACTGGGGTCATTGATGAGATAGCCACCGGAAGTGTATGCACCGGAGAACACTGAACCGTTCAGGGAGATTGTGGTCAGGTCCACAACCGTGATGACCCATGAGCCGTTGGCCGCAGTGACACCCAAAACGCCACCCACGATGACATTTTGGTTTGTGATGAACCCATTGGTGTTTACCACGGTCAGATAGATCACGCCGCCGGTATTGAAGACGTTGGTGATGACCCGATAACTGACAGCATTGGGGTCGGTGCCCGGAAGCTGGTTTTTGCCACCGGGAGCTTCACCGGTCTGCTGGGTAACACGATTGTTGCTTGTGGCAGAACTTCCAGCAGTTGTGACACGGGTATCACCACGGGGAACCGGGATGCCTGTTGTCGGACTGACAATATCCGCGCCAGAAACTTGTCTGCGGTCAGTCTCATCCCACGCATACGGCTCGACACGCGGGTTCATCACCGGCATCGGATCGGCAGGAACGACAATGGCACGAAGTTGCTGCTGAGGCTCATCATAACAAGTTTGACAGACCAACATCTTCTTGTTGATCAGAGACGCACCGGCCCAGTCGTATTGGAAACTGAGGTCCGAATGATTGTAACGAAAAGCGCAACGATCACATATGGCGTGAGCGCGCGGGTTCTTAGGGTCTGTTTTGGCTCGGCCCGAACGGGATGCGTACCCCATGACAATTCCTTACCTGAAGTAACCGGAAATCATCGGGGAAATGTACTGTTGCGCGGTTTCAATGTTCTGATCCGCAGCAATCTGGTACGATTCATCAGCCAGTGGCTTCAGGAGAGTAACCTTATCTGGAGCCCAGATCATGGCAAGGCGAGAAGCCAGCCCAAAGGCAAATGCTTCCATCCACAAATACGGAATATCGACCGTGGTACCGTTGTTTAACTCAGAATCCTGCATCTGAGTGACGCGATAATAACTGAGGGTTGCGGGTCCGTTATCAACATTCGGAACCGGCCAAAGCGTGATAGTGGGTGACAGAAGTCTGTCAAACCAGAAAACCGTTGGAAACCCCTGCTGATTTTTGTTTGGGTATGAGGCATATTCTGTGCGTGACACTGGCATAATGATGCGGTCGATGTCGGCACCACTTTGGTTATTTGACACATACGCATCCAAAATCATGACAGTCTTGGAGTCCACTAGGTAGGTCGCCGTGCCAGTAACCAGTGTTGTGGTGACAAGGTCCACTTTCCAGAGGTTCACACCCATGTTGGCCCACCTAGCACACAGCATGTTCGACGCCATGCGCGCCGACTCCATATGCTCTTGAAGCAGAGAAGTGTTTCTCAAGCCGACGAGGTTGTAGGAATAAAGTACGATTTCTCCCAATGACGGCGAAAAATTATAAGTTCCCGACGTTGTCATTTTGCCGACTCCAATCTTCTTTTGGCTATAGAGGCAACTCTTTTTTCAATGGTTTCTTTAGATTGTTTTTTTCCTGTCAGGGTTTGAGAGATTTTTGCACGCTGTTCTTTTGATATTATTTTATTTTTTGATTTTTCGGACATTAATTTTTTAGTAGCTTCTGAATGCCGCATACCCTTGCGCGCAACAGAAACAGCCTGACGCGCTTCAGGATTTTCTTTATAAAACTTTGTCATTGATTGCGACATTTTTTCTTTTGTTTCGGAAGAAGTTACCCTCGCCCTTCTGGCTTTTGAAAGCTTCTCAATGTGCTCAGGCGAGAATTTTTTACCACGATGGGCTAAACCTATTCTTAACCTATGTTCAGCTGAATGCGGGCCTCGCTTGACGCCTATTTTTTTGTCTGACATTTTTTGTTTAGAGGCATCAGACATCCTCAACCCGGTAACACCCTCCCCGCCATCTGTAACGTTTGCTAAGTCAACGCCAGCTTCCCGCCAAAAACTGATACGCTCAATCTCTAGCGCAAACGCATCAGCCTCTGACAGCCCAGTTGCCACCATCCTCACCTCAAGTGCCGAGCCAATACGCGACAATTTGGCAACGATAGCCTTATGGTGACGGTTCCGGCCTTTCATGGAATACGCACGACCGGCCCTACCCTTACCCACGTAAAAGCATTCATCGCGGTCTAGCCGCCAATGCTCGTATACGTAAAAGGTTTCACCGTTTGCCATTTTTACGCGGGGCCAGATTGAACAATCTTAGCTGTGATCGTGCCAGCATTAGCCGACGCATTCACCGAAATTGCTCGACAGGGGATGGTAATGGCCCCAGCAATGGCCGCAGACCCAGAAGTAAAGTTTGGAGCAACGAACCATGCGGCAGAGGCGGCTGAGTAGCCCGAAGCAGTTGGGTCATCTAGCGAATATTCAACAGTAAATGTTGCCGTCGAACTGATCGAGACCGCAACGCCGATGTTGAATGGTGCTTGAAAGTCATCAACCACGCAGATTGAACTACGACCAGTACCCGTTTTTGTAATTGGTGTGTATTGCATTTCACTTCCCTTTCGCGCGGGCAGCAGCCGCGTTGTCAACCAAATTGGGATAAGGTCGCCCAGCAGCCCTTGCCATAGCCTTGGCCGATTGAGTCTGTTTGCGGCTCAAATGCTTTTTCTCGGCATCTTTAGGTGCTTTGGTTTCCCAAAAGGGCTTGTCCATTTTAACAGTCCCACTTTTTAAGGGCTAGATTCACCCGGCTATCTGGATCAGCAGCCTTGGCAGACCCTGTCAGCTTACGCTTGAGTCCTGTCATCCTACTACAAAAATTGTCTTTGCGCGAGCCGCCTTCTGGTTGCGGACGCTTTATATCGTGGCCCGCTGCCTTTAGAGAGGCTCTACCCTTATCGTTTAGCCCGCCGGATTCACTCTTCCCGGCAGACCGTTGCCAAACGGGAGTTTTTGCCATTTGCCCCTCCAGATAGGAAGATGGGGGCCGAAGCCCCCACCGACTTTAGTTCAGGCTACCCGTGACATTTCGACCCGGAGCAGGAGTGGCACTCGCCGCCGAGGACAGTGGGTTCATGTTCGAACCTGTACGGCCACCCGACTTACGAGGTGCGCGACCCATGTTTGCCATAGCCTTCATGCCAGCAACCTTGCCAACAGTCTTACCGCCACGCTTGCGCTCAACGGCTGCCTTGGCAGTGGGGGAACCGGCACCGGCATAGATATCCGATGGGGCTTCGTCTTTGACAGCAACGCCGCCAGAATTACGCTTAGAACGACCCTTCATGCTCGCCTCCTATGGCTTGATTAAGCATTTTCAGCTTGGATGTAACGAACGACCAAGTCACCGACACCATTGCCAGTATTTGCTGACAGTGCGTAGATGATCACATCAGACGTGCCAACATTTGTCCATTTTGCCGTGCGGGTAGCATTTGCTCCGGGGGCAAGCGCGGAAAGACCAATGGTGCCACCGGCCCCAGCAACAACCAGCTCGGTCGATGTTGCAGAGGTACCAAGGCTGAATGTTGAAGCCGCGCCGTCCCACGCAGTCGTGACAAGCACCTGAATGTTGACGATGTGGCTGTTGGCAGGGATGACAATGCTTGTGGCAAGGGCCGTAGCAGTACCAGCCTGAGTAATCGGAACCGTTTGTGCCATCACGACAAAGCCGACGTTCTTGATCGTACCAGCAGTGGTGCCGGTCGTATTCAGAACATCACCCGCCTTAATAGGCCCAGTGAATGTAACAATGCTCATAAGAGCCTCCTGCACGATAAGATCACGCCGTCTGTGCAGAGTCCGCTAGGCCGGTCTGCGTGATCAAGCACCTAGAACTGCCGTTATCGGAATGTTTTGTAAGATACTCAACCGCCGATAACAGAACCTTTGGATCATCTTGGAACTTGCCAAGACCCGTGTTGCACTCAGAGCAAAGAAGAGCCCTGACTTTATTCGTCTTGTGGTCATGGTCAACAGCAAGAGCCTTAACCGTGCCATTCCTTATATGGGTCTCTGGCCGGTCGCAAATGGCACATTTACCACCCTGCGCGACAAGCATATCCCCATAATCAGCGAGCGAAATGCCATATGAATTCTGAAGGTGAGAATTCTTCCAGACCAGAGGGTTTTGTTTGCGGTGGGCCTTCGAGTAGGCTTTCCGCTCCTCTTGGTCCCTGTAATCAAACTTACCCTCAACTACATTCTGCATCTCTAGGTTGTCCACGCGAAGGTTCAACGTATTGTTGTCCTTGCACGTGATACGACCAATCGGCCATTCGCCGTAAGAAAGAAGCCAAGCAATCTGCGTAGCCGGGATTGTCCAACCATTATATCGGATATACCGATAAGATGCTGAAACGCCTTCCTTAGCCTTGCGCGTTGCCTTAACCGCCCCAGCTTCACTACCAGCCCTAACATTTCTGGAGGGACTGATAAGCCAGTAAAACTTGCCCGTCTCCTCATCATGCCGAAGAATCGACGAAACGTGGTCGCGGGTAAGAGTCTTGCGGTATTCCATAGTCGCGCTCCTCAACCTCTTAAACGGGGATATTGTTTTTATATCCTTTCTAAGAGGTCTTGTAGGGCGACTATGGAAGTTTTCCTTCTTGGGCTAAAACCCCTGTAATATCATCAGGTTGGGAACGACCCGAAGATAGAACGGAAGTTATAATAGCCGAACGAGTAGCGCTCGTATCCTTTAACTAAAAGGTTATCGGTTACGAAGTC